CGAGACCCTGGTCGAGAAGCTGCTCGCCTAAGCGATGGCTCGCACCTTCCAGAACGTCGTCGACCGCGCGCGGATCCCGCTCAACGACGCCTCCAAGGTCCGCTACCCGGACCCGCAGCTCCTGGGCTACGCGAACGACGCGGTCCTGACCGTGCGCAAGCTGCGGCCGGACCTGTTCATCGGGGGCTCGTGGACGGCGCCGGCCGGCGAGTACGTGCTGGCGGACCCGATCCCGATCGACGACACCTACTTCCCCGCCCTGTGCGACTACGTCACGGGGCGGGCGGAGTTCCGTGACGACGAGGACGCCATGCAGCAGCGCGCGGTCGCCTTCGCCCAACTCTTCACCGGAGCCCTCTGATGGCCACGTGGTCCCAGTTCCTTGACGACGTGATGCCCGAGGTGCCGGGCGCGAGCGTGGCGCTGGTGGAGCGCGCCATCAAGTCGGCCGCGCTCGACTTCATGCTGCGCACCGGCCTGCTGCGCAAGACGGTGGCCAACATCGACCACCCGGGCGGCGCCACGCCGATCTCGATCAACGGCTCGCTAGGAACGAACGAGATCGCCACCCGCGTGCTGGGGGTGTGGTTCGAGGGCAAGGCCCTGCCCATCAAGTCGGCCGAGGAGCTGTCGCAGGACTGGCCCGACTGGAACACCCGCCTGGGCACGCCCGAGTTCGCGGTGGTCGAGTCGCTGGACTCGCTCTGGCTCTCGCCCAGTCCCGCCACGGCCCAGACCGACAAGGTCTCGATCCGCGTGATCTACGCCTACAGCGACGCGGTGGCCTCGATCCCCGACACGGTCTTCGGGCTCTACTCGAAGGAGATCGCCTACGGCGCCAAGAGCCGGCTGCTGGCCATGCCGAAGAAGCCGTGGACCGATCAGGCCCTGGCCGGCGCCTACGCTGCGATCTACTCCGGCGCGGTCGATGCGGGCGCCACGCGCGCGGGGATGCCTGGAGGCGCCCGACTGCGCGTCACCCCCAGGGGGTTCTGATGCTGCTCGCCATCAAGGTGTTCGGCGGAATCATGCCGCGACTGGATCCCCGCCGGCTGCCGGACCACGGCGCCCAGGCGGCGGTCAACTGCGACCTCAAGTCCGCCACGCTCGCCCCGCTCAGGCAGACCTCCTTCGTGTGGACGCCCACCAAGGCCGGCACGAAGCAGACCATCTACCGCTTCGGCGAGACGGTCAACGACGAGAGCCTGTACTGGTTCACCTGGACCGACGACGTGGACGTGGTGCGCGGCCAGATCGCCAGCGACACGAGCGAGCGGACCTTCTTCACGGGCGACTCGGCCTTCGGCCACCCGCGCTGGACCGACGCCACCCTGGCGCTGACCGGCGGCGGGACCAACTACCCGATCGCCTCGTACCGCCTGGGCGTGCCGGCGCCGGCCGCCGCCCCCACCAACGGGGGTATCTCGGGCGTCGGCTCGGGCACGAACGAGACCCGGGCCTACGTCTACGTCTACGTGACCGCTGGCGGCGACGTGGGGCAGCCAAGCCTGCCGCTGGAGGTGACCATCCAGGACGGCCAATCCATCACGCTCACGGGCCTCCTGGCGGCTCCTGGGGGCTACAACATCACCCGCAAGCGGATCTATCGCACGCTCACCGGAGCGGCCAGCGGGACCGACTACCAGTTCGTCGCCGAGGTGGTGGACGGGACCACGACCTACGTCGACTCGATCCTGAACAAGAACCTGGGCGAGACCCTGAACAGCATCGACTACGAGGTTCCGCCGGCCGCGCTCAAGGGGCTGGTCAACCTGCCCAACGGCATGACGGCCGGGTTCGACGGGATCAACGTGTTCTTCTGCGAGCCCTACAAGCAGTACGCATGGCCCTCGAAGTACAAGCAGGTGGTCGACTACCCGATCGTCGGGCTCGGCGTGTTCGGCGAGTCGCTGGTGGTGCTCACGCGCGGCCAGCCCTACCTGATGTTCGGCGTCGACCCGAACGCGATCTCGGTCAAGAAGATCGAGCTGATGCAGGCGTGCGTCTCGAAGCGGTCGATCGTCGAGATGGGCGACGCCGTCATGTACGCCAGCCCCGACGGGCTCGTGCGCGTGGGGCCGGGCATGACCGACGTGGTCACGCGCAACTTCATCGACAAGGACTTCTGGACCTCGCTCAACCCGTCCTCGATCCACGCCTACCAGTACGAGGGCCGCTACGTCGGCTTCTACGACAACGGCACGCCGGGCAGCTTCATCTTCGACCCGACCGACGAGCTGGCGCCCTTCGCGCTCACCACGCTCACGGCCACGGCCGGCTACACCGACGTGGTGCGCGACGGCCTCTTCCTCGCGGTGGGCTCCGAGATCCGCCAGTTCGACGACAACGCCGCCACCCTGAGCTACACCTGGACCTCACACCGCATGGAGATCGGCAGCGCGCGCAACTTCGGCTGGGCGAAGGTCGAGGCGAATGGCTTCCCCGTGACGCTCAAGGTCTACGCGCGCGACATCGACCCGGCATCGGGCACCCACAACCAGATGGTGCTGCGCCACACCGAGGCGGTGACCAGCCAGCGCCCCTTCCGCCTCCCCTCGGGCTTCGTGTCCGACGAGTGGGAGGTGCGGATGGAGGGGGCCAAGGAGGTCACAGGCGTGTTCCTGGCGCAGTCTCCTGAAGAGCTGCGGCAGTCATGACCACGCGCCAGCCCAACCTCCCGGACCTCGTCGACACGAGCCCGGCCGGCGTCCGCAACTGGGCCAAGCAGGTCAAGCTCGCGCTCGGCGTCCTGGCCAACGACACGCCAACCACCGCCGAGTCCGCGCTCGACGTGGCGGTGACGTTCCGCGATCTGGTCGATGCCGGCGTGATCACCAAGGCGCCGGACGGCTCGCGCTACGTGGCGGGCGACAATCCGGGAGCGGCCATCAACGCCGCGCCGCCCGCGCCGGGCACGCTCGTGGTGACGCGCCAGCCCTACAAGATGCTGCTCGGCTGGCCCGAGCCGGGCTACGGCTACCACAAGCACACCGAGGTGTGGCGCTCGAACACCAACAACCTCTCGACCGCAACCAAGATCGCCGAGTGGCCGGTCAACATCTACGAGGACGTGTTCCAGGACGGCGCGAGCTGGTTCTACTGGATCCGCCACGTGTCCCTGGCCGGGATCCCGGGCGGCTTCAATGCGATCTCGGGCACGGGCGACAACTCCCAGCCGGGTGACGTGGGCGGCCTGACCTACGAGTTCGAGGGTTTCGGCGTGCGCCTGCGCTGGAATCCGGTGCTCGACTCCGACCTGTCGGTCTACGAGATCCGCCTTGGCGCGACCTGGGACGGGGGCGTTCGCATCGAGGAGACCAAGGGCCTGTCGTACCTGTGGAAGGTCCAGACCGCCGGCACCTATCGCCTGTGGCTGCGCGGCAAGGACATCAGCGGGTTCTACTCGGGCTCGGCCACGTCGGTCGACATCGTCGTGGCGCGCCCCGCGCAGACCGCGCTCAGCGCCTCGATCCTGGGCGACTCGTTCAACCTGTCGTGGAGCACCACGCCGGGCACCTTCTCGATCGACTACTTCGAGCTGCGCCTGGGCTCCGCCTGGGACACGGCCACGGTGATCGATCGCGCCTTCACCACCACCTTCTTCAAGAAGGTCGACTGGGAAGGCACGCAGCGGTACTGGGTGGCGGCCGTCGACGTGGCGGGCAACACCGCCGACCCGATCTCGACCGACGTGGTGGTGGTCGAGCCCGGCGTCGTGCAGGGATTGCGCGCCGAGGTGGTCGACAACAACGTGCTGCTCTACTGGGACGAGCCCACCGCCGGCACGCTGCCGGTGATCACCTACGAAATCTGGCGCGGCGCCGACTTCGGCACGGCCACCAAGGTCGGCGAGAAGGCGGGCCTGTTCACCTCGTTCTTCGAGCAGATCAGCGGCACCTACACGTACTGGGTGCGCGCCAAGGACACGGCGAGCAACTTCGGGGTCGAGACCCCGATCACCACGAAGGTCTCGCAGCCGCCCGACTACATCCTCTACTCCGACCTGAACGTCGACCTCTCGTCCGCGACGCTGTCGAGCGCGGTGTTCGATGGCACGGGCATCGACCTGCCCTTCAACACGGCCGAGTCGTGGGACTCGCACTACACCTCGCGGAGCTGGACCAACGACGACGACGCGATCGCGGCGGGCTTCCCGGTCTACGCCCAGCCGACCCCGGCCAGTGGCTACCTGGAGGTGCAGATCGACTACAACGCGACCATCCCGGCCACCGGGGTGATCGTCAATCCGACCATCCTGGTCGCTGCGGGCTCCCCGGCCTACACGGTGCAGGTGAGCTACAAGCTGCTGGCCGGCGACTCGTGGACCGACCTGCCGCTCGGCCCCAGCGGCTTCATCGCGGCCTCCTTCCGCTACGTCAAGGTGCGCCTCACGGCCACCAACGGCGGCGACCAGAAGGGCATCTACCGGGTCTCCGCGCTCAACGTCAAGCTCAACGTCAAGCAGAAGATGCTCGGCCGCCAGGGCACCTGGACCACTGGGTCCAACGCCTCGGGTGGCACCGAGTTCCTGCTGACCGTCGACAATGCGCAGGTGACGGCCACCGGGGACAACACCCTGGGGCAGAACACCATCACCTCGCTCAGCTCGCTGGCGGGGATCGTGGTCGGGCAGACCGTCGAGGGCACGGGGATCCCGGCCGGCACGGTGGTGACCGCCGTCAACACCCCGTCCGGCGGCGTGACGCTGTCGCGTGTAACCACGGCGGGCGGCTCGGGCGCGACCTACAAGTTCGGCGAGACCTTCTTCGTCGACCTGCTTGGCCCTCCGATCGTCCAACCCAAGGCGACCACGCCTATCATCCCGGTGGTCGACTTCGTCGATGCGGCGAACCCCATGCGGTTCAAGGTCAAGCTCTTCACCGATTCCGGCGGCGAGCCGGGATCGAACGTGGACCTGAGCTGGATGGCGCGAGGAGTCTAGATGGCGCTCAACTTCAACAACCCGGTCACCTCTCAGACGCGCGACGCGGTTCTGACGACTATCCGCGACCACGTCATCGCGCTGTCGCGCATGCTCGATGGCGAGACGCTGTCGAACACCCCGGTCAACGCGATCCGCTACTCGTCGGGCAACACCCGGTTCGAGAAGTGGAACGGCTCGGCCTGGACGGAGCTGTCGCTGAGCTTCCTCAAGCTCTCGGGCGGCACGCTCACCGGCAACCTCATCGGCACCTCGGGCTCGTTCTCCAGCCTGACCGTCGGCGGTGGCGCGGTCTGGCACGCGGGCAACTTCGACCCGTCGACCAAGCTGGGCACCTCCGCCACGGCCGCGCGCGCGCTCGCCGTCGGCACCACGGACCCCGCTGTCGGGCAGGGCGGCATCTTCGTGTCGACCACCGACCTGATCTTCCGCGAGGCCACGGTCAACCGCACGGTGTGGCACAACGGCAACTTCAATCCCTCGACGAAGCAGGACTCCTCGACCGCGTGGAACTCCGGCAACTTCAACCCAGCGACCAAGCAGGACGCGCTCGGCTTCTCGCCCGTCAACAAGGCTGGCGACACGATGTCTGGCGGCCTCACGGCGCCGTCATTCACGTCCTCGGGCGCGGTCACGTCGAGCGAGTGGTTCCGCACGAACGGGTCTCAGGGCTGGTACAACAACACGCACGGCGGCGGCATCTACATGACCGACTCGACCTTCGTCCGCACCTACGGGTCGAAGCACCTGCTCGCCGATGGCGCGCGCCTGTACGCCTACGACGGCGGCGGCTATGGCTTCGGCCGCCTGCGCATCCAGAACGGCGGCACGCCGCCGGCCGGGTCGCAGGGCGACATCTGCGTGATCTGGTGACCCATGCCCGAGCTGAACGCCAACGACGGGGTCGCCGACCGCAAGGCCAAGGAGTTCTGGGCCAACGACGGGGTCGCCGATCGCAAGGCCAAGGAGGTCCACGTCCACGACGGCGGGGCCTGGAGGAAGGTGTTCTCGGGCTTCACCGTGAGCATGCCATCGACCCTGACCGTGCTCGCCGCAACCCTGAGTCCGAATGCGGTGGCCACGATCCGCTTCGAGACCGATGGCGTGATCACGATGATCCGCGTCAATGGCGGGACCACGACCTCCGCGTGGGGATCCCCGACTACGTCCGGCGAGGGCGCGAACTACTGGGTCCGCGCCACGCTCAACTCCGGCACGAGCCCCAGCGGGCCGGCGCTCGGATCCTGGCATCAGCTCAGCTCGGCGCGCGCCTGGGTGCTCACCCAGACCTCGTCGGGTGTCTCCTCGTGCCAGCTCACGATCCAGATTGCGTCGGACTCGGGCGGCTCGAACATCCTGTCGACCTGCACCGTGACGCTTGAGGCGGAGGTCCAGTAATGGCCACCGTCTACTTCACCAAGCCCGTCACCTCGGACCTGCGCGCCGACGTGCTCGCGTACCTGCGCGACGCGATCAACTCGCAGGCCCGCATGTTCGAGGGCGACACGCTCGTGTCCCCGCCGGTCAACGCGATCCGCTACATCGCGGCGAACAACCGCTTCGAGAAGTGGACCGGCGCCGTCTGGGATCCGCTCAACATCACGGGCAACGTCACGCCCACGCCCCCAGGGGGCTCGCTCGACTACGTCCAGTTCAACGCTGGCGGAGGGAACTTTGGCGGCCACGTCGGGTTCCAGTACAACGCTGGTGGCGAATACGTCACAGTAGGCAGCGGTGGAGCCGGACAAACCAAGATGAGGATCTACCCTGGCCTGGGCGTCTCCGTCTTCCCGAACGCGGCGACGGGCGGCTGGGCTCGCGGCTTCCTAGCGATGAAGGAGTCCGACGCCGCCCGCCTCGGCGGAGCGGGGTGGCTTGGCGGCAACGAATCTGTCACGCTGTGGCGCGTTGGGTTTGGGTCGGACTGGTGGGATGCTTCGTCAACCCCCGGACTCACCGTCATCCAGCGCAAGGCCGCACTTGGCTCCTTCAGTCCATCCGAAACCTCGTCGAGCTACGGATCGTTTGAGGTGGGCAGCGCGGGCAACGGCCTGCTGTCATCGAACACCACCCAGCAAATCATTCTCACCGCGAACCTGTGGTGGAACGGCGCGAACTGGGTCTACGGCAAGACGAGTGGCGCGGCCTACCTCCAGCTCGGCGGAGATGGGTCATGGCTATTCTACAACGCCGCTTCCGGCACCGCAGGCACGGTTCCGACGATGCGGGAGCGCGTCACCATCCAGAGCGACGGCCTAGTGCGCTCGGTTGGCCCCGGGGCTGGATTCACGTTCGCGTCGCGAGATGCCGACGGCCAGGACTTCTCCTGGCTTACCAGCGACGGGGATGTCGCGCGCCTATATCACAGCTCGGCTGGAGACTTGTTCGAGGTCGGGAAGACGAAGATCGCGACCTACAAGAGCCTCCGCGCTCGGCTGGACAACCCGAGCGACTACTCGAACGCGAACATCGAGCTGTACTCCACGGCCGGAGACACGGCTCTTGGGTTCCACAACGCGGGCGCAAACGCCTGCTCCCTGGTTTTTAGGCGATCGACCGGGCGGCTCCAGATCCTCGGCAACCCCTGGTCGGCGTGGATCGGGGTGGACATGACGGGGGACATCGCGACCTCCGGGTCTGTGTCGACCTACGGCGCGGCGTCCTTCAAGGGCAGCAAAAACGGCTGGTCTGGCCTGTCTTTCTACGACTCGTCCAACGCCTTCTGCAACACCCTGATGGCGCGCTCCAGCGACGGCTATGGCGGCATCTACAGCAAGGCCGATAGCAACTGGCTGCTCCAGTGGGACGGGAACGGAAACTTCACCGCCACCGGCAACGTCACCGCCTACTCGGACGAGCGGCTGAAGGCCAACTTCGCGCCGGCCTACCTGTCGCTCGACCAGATGGCTTGGCTGCAAGCGGAGGAGTTCACCCGCACCGACACCGGGCTGCGTCAGGTCGGCGTGCGCGCGCAGGCGCTGCGCCAGATCATCCCGCTCGCCGTCCAGGAGGACGAGGGCGGCATGCTGTCAGTCGACTACGGCAAGGCTGCCCTGGTCACTGTCCTCAACCTCGCCCGAGAAGTGGCGACCCTCAAAGCACAGATGGAGGCATCATGAACATCGCAGAACTCAACACCCTTTCGTCGGCCATCCTCGCCAGCAAGGCGGCGCTCAACGACGCATTGGCCGCCGCGCGCGCCGCCGGCATTCGCGCAACCGTGCAGACTCGGCAGGCGCCGGGGGCGGTTCCGGCGATTGCCGCTGGCATGCCGCTCGCCCCACAGTTCGAGGTGGAGGTGGATGTCGTGCTGCCGCTCCCGCTTGCGGAGTAGCGCATGACTCTGCCGGCCAGCGGCACGATCACGATGGCTCAGGTGGCGGCGGAGCTTGGCATCTCCGCCACCGGGCTGTCGCTAAACGATTCGCGCGTTCGCGCGCTGGCCGGCAAGCCGTCCGGGGTGATCTCGTTTTCTGACTTGCATGGCAAGAGCGCGATCACCCCGTTCACGATCTCTGGATTCTCTCCGAGCAGCCCAGGGTATCTCCTGCGGTTTGGGGCCGGGGTGCAGTCTCGAAGCATCCAAGTTGTCTTGGCAAACGGCTCTGGCTCGTTCTCCTACTCGTGGTCGGTGATCAGCAACAATGCCGGTGGGTCGCTGTCCAACGCCTCAAGCCAGACCTGCACGTTCACCACCGGATCGATCAGCCCATACGACTACAGGACAACCGTCCTTCGCGTGACCGTGACGGACAACGGTGATGGCGGGAGGCAGCAAACCGCCGACTTCACCCACAACTGGGAGTGGGAGTTCTAGCCCATGATCTCGAACCTCGTCCGACGCTGGGAGAAGGCCATGAACATCTCGATCGATGCAGCCTTGATCGCAGTCATCTTCGGCCTGATCGTGGTCTGGAGGTCCAGGTCCAAATGGATCTCCAAGGACGATCCTCCAACCGGGGGCGATTGAGGTAGTCTCATGGCGCTTCACCTATACCACTGGAGACCAACATGGAAGTTGCCGTCGTAGTCGTCGCCGTCGTCGCGTTTGCTGCCGTCGTGTACTTCGTGACCGCCCGCAGCCGCAAGGCCAGCAAGGGTTCCGGCTCGAAGCCGTCGAGCGGCAGCTCGAACGTGATCAAGTAGCACCCGAACCTCAGGAGGGAGGATCATGGACCTAAATCAAGTCGTCACGATCACGGCACCAACAGGGGTCTTCACGACCGCGTTGGCCGGCATGCGCAAGCTGCCGATCGAGCATGGGCTCGACGCCTACCAGCTTCTCGAACACCTGCTGGGCGTCGAGATCCAGAAGTTGAACGCTCCGCCTCCTCCCGAGAGAGGGGAGCCCGAGGCGGTGGAAGGGTGAGTCTTGTCCTTGGACAGGACGCGCGAGTAAGTGCATGGGTGGCCGAGCGGAGCGGGACAACCGCGCCGCCGACGGTCGCCACGATAGGGTGGGAGCGCGATGGCCGGCTGACTGCGGGCATCTACTTCGACACGATGGGCTCGAACAACGTGTTCGCGCACATCGCGTCCGAGGGTCTGATGCCGTGGCAGCTCCTGGCCGCCGCGATGGGCTACGCCTACGACCAGCTCAAGCTGGACCGGGTGACGCTCATGGTGGACGACGACAACGAGGCGTGCCTGCGCTTCGTTCGGTCGCTCGGGGCGGAGCACGAGGCCACCCTGGAGCGAGCAAGGAAGGGCGGGGACGTTGAGCTGTTTGTCCTCTGGCGCACGAACAAGTTCTGGACCCGAATATGCGAGACTGGCCGCTACTGATCTACACCTTCTGGCTCGACCTCGTCGGCGCCAAGCGCACGCGCGCGGCCAAGTCCTCGAAGGCGCCCGCTGTCGATCCGATGGCCACCTGGGCTGCGCACAAGCAGGCCGAGATCGGCCAGGAGTCGCTGCGCTTCGCCCAGCAGCAGTACGCCGATCAGAAGGCCGAGGCCGAGAGCATGCGCCCGATGATCGAGCGCCTGACCCAGGGCCAGATCGACCTGAACGACCTCGCCATCAAGCAGGCGACCGAGGCCGAGCAGCACTACGACACCACCTTCAAGCCGCTAGAGACTCGCTTCGCTGCGGACGCGGCCGTCGCCGGCAACCAGTCCGAGCAGGACGCCGCCGCCGCGCGCGCCGGGGTCGATGTCCAGCGCGAGATCGACAACCAGTTCGCCGCGCGCGGACGAGAGATGGCCTCGATGGGCGTGCGCCCGGACTCCGGCGCCGGCATGGACCGCGCGTCAAGCATCCGCGCCGCCGCCGCGAAGGTGGGCGCCCAGACCGGCGCCGCCGCGATCGAGCGCGCTCGGGGCGACCAGATGCGCCAGAACGCCGTGTCGATCGGCCGTGGCATCGCCGGGCACTCGCTCGCCGCCACCGGGGTCGGCACCTCGACCGCAGGCGCGGCGGCCAACATCGGCCAGACCAACTTCAACATGAACGAGCGGGCCGGCGGCGCCCTGATGTCCGGCTACGGTCAGGCGTCGAACCAGCTCGGCCAGTCGGCCAGCACGTTCCTGAACGTCAACGGCGCGAACATGGCGACGTGGCAGGCCAACCAGCAGGGCAAGAATCAGCTCATGGGTGCGCTCGGCGGCGCGGCCGGCATGGCGCTGGGCGGCGGCTTCGGCACCAAGCTCGGGGCCAAGCTGTTCTCGTCCGACCGCCGCCTGAAGCGCAACATCAAGGTGGTCGGCATGACCCCGGGCGGGAAGTTCGTCTACTCCTACGAGTACGTGTGGGGCGAGCCCGGCCGTGGCGTGATGGCAGATGAGGTGCCCGAGGCTGCCGTGGCCGGCGCGTTCGGGTTCAAGAAGGTCGACTACTCGATGGTGGCGTAATGAGCTTCGGAGCATTCATCGGCGGACTGACCCAGGGCTATCAGGTCGGGCAGAACCTTCAGGACCAGAAGCAGCGGCGCGAGATCGAGGCGATCAAGCTCAAGCAGCTCCAGGACGAAGCCAAGCTGACCGAGGACGAGTCCGGCCTGAACGCCGAGGCGGCAAAGCGCCTGGGGGCCTCTGGCGCGCCCCAGGACGCGATCCCGGGCATGGCCCCTGATGGTAGCGTCACCGTGCAGGCGACGGAGGCTCCTGCGGCCTCTGCTGGCGTCCAGCCGGCCGTCGGGCTCCCGGCTGGAGTCCCCGGCCAGGGGGCGATGCGCCCGTCCGCGATGGAGGCGGGCGGCGCCACCCAGCAGCCCGGCGCCGAGCAGGCGGCCGGCGGCCTGACCGCCAAGCTGCCCGAGATGGTGGTGCGCCCCAAGCCGGACCCGGCCAAGCGCACCTCGGACTTCTTCAAGGCCCGCGTGGACGTGGCGATGGAGAAGGGCGACCACCGCCTCATCAAGCGCGCCACCGAGGACTACGCGAACCACCTCGTGAAGCAGTCCCAGGTGCTCGACACCGAGTACAAGGAGCGCACCCGCGCGGCCGACGAGGCGCTGCGCACGGGCAAGACGCAGGCCGAGGTCAAGCAGCTCGCGATGGACGCCCAGCGCAACCAGATCACCGCGATGGGCACGGTCCTGTGGCTCTACGAGAACGGCTTCACCGACAAGGCGATCGCGGCGAGTCGCCACGCCGGCATCGGCGGCGAGGGCTGGGAGTTGAAGGAGTTCCGCCCCGGGAAGGATGGCGTGATCGAGGTGGTTGGCGCCGACGGCAAGGTCGCCATGACCTTCACGCCGGAGCAGGCCCGCACCGTGCGCGCGCAGTCCGGGATCTCGACGCCCAAGTCCCAGAACGTGATCCTGGCCGAGGGCGCCGAGATGCGGACCCCCGACGGCAAGCTCGTGGCGGAGAACCGGAAGGACGCGCGCCCGACCCCGGATCAGACCCTTCAGCGCCAGAACCAACTCGACCGCAACCTCGGGGCCGACTACGGCACCACGGACCCGATGGGTCGCCTCATGATCTCCCCGGAGAAGCGATCGGAGTACGAGTCCATCCGCTCGGCGGCCCACCAGTACGTTCGCGACGGGATGGATGCGGTCGCGGCCCTGGAGAAGGCGAAGTCCGAGTACAAGGCCAAGGCCGGCGGCGGGAAGCCGGCCCCTGCTGCTGGCGCCGCGCCGGCCCCCGCCGTTGCCGACGCCCGAAAGAAGCTGGGCTTCTAGGCTCCTCCAACCAGTAGTCCTGGCAGTAGTATGGGTCGCTCTCATTGGAGGTGGCCTGATGGACTTCTGGGACAAGCTCGCGAACCCCAACGCCAAGACCGAAGCGGAGGCCGCCCCCGGTGTGCCCAAGCCGAAGACGGAGGGGCGCGACTGGCTGGATGACGCGATCGATCGGCAGGGGCTCGGCGAGCACCGCGACTTCGTCCGCTCCGTCTTCGCCCAGGAGTCCAGCTCCGGCAAGGCCGACACCTCGAAGCCCAACGACAAGGGCGCGCGCGGCCCGATGCAGGTCAGGGAGATCGCGTTCCGCGACATGCAGCAGCGCGGCTACATCCCCAAGGACTACCGCTGGGACAACCCCGAGCACTCGGCCGAGGCCGGCGTCGCCTACCTCAAGCATGGCATCAAGACGTACAACGGCGACACGCGCAAGGCGGCGGCCTTCTACTTCGGCGGCCCCGACGCGGTGCGCAAAGACGGCACGATCGAGATGGACCGCAGCGACGGCAAGACGACCGTGCGCGAGTACATCGACAAGACCCACTCCCGCATGAAGGGCGGCGCGCCGCGCGCGGAGAAGACCTCCGCCCAGGCCGGAGCGACCAAGATCCCGAAGTGGAGCGACATCGTCCAGTCTCCGCAGTTCGCCGCCCTCAACGCGGAGGAGCGCGAACAACTCCGCGCCGAGTACCGCAACGAGGCGCTTCCCAAGGCGGTTGGACCTGATCAGCTCGCCGAGCTTCAGGCCGCGTTCGACGAGAGCACTCAGCTCTCGTTCTTCGACCACGCCCGGCTGACCCTCAAGCAGACCGGATCCGAGATCGCCGAGGGCGGGCGCAGCGCCACCCAGGGACTCCGTGGCCGCTCGCTCGCCCAGGACATGAAGCGGGTCGAGGAACACAAGGCCGCCGCCGCTGCCGCGCGAGCTGCTGGCGACGAGACCACGGCCGAGCAGTACGATGCCGCCGCCGCCGCCGCGCTGAGTGAGGCGAAGGTGGCCGACAAGGAGATCGCGGCCAGCAACAAGTCGTCGACCTTCGTGGCGCGCTCGTCTGTCCAGAGGATGCTGGAAGCCAAGACGGCCGAGGATGCGTGGGGCGCATTCAAGTCCGACCCCCTCAACGTGATCGCCGGCATTACCGCCCAGAGCGCCGCCGCGATGGCGCCGGGCCTCGTGTTTGCGGCGCTGGCCGGAGGCGGCATTCCGGGCGCCGTGATGATGGGCGCCAACTCCGCGATGATGGAGAACGGATCCTCACTGCTGGACTTCGCTGCCGAGAACGGCGTCGACGCCAAGAGCGAGGGCGCGCTGGTCAAGTTCTACTCGGACCCGGAAAACCTGCGGGCTGGCCTGTCCTACGCCGGCACGCGCGCCACAATCATCGGGATGGCCGACGCCGCCACGGGCGGCATCGCATCGAAGACCATCGCCCCCAAGGCGCTCAAGAGCGCGGTCGCAAAGCAGTTCGTCAACGTCCCGACCCAGATGGCCGTTCAGGCGGGCGGCGGCGCGGCGGGCGAGGCTGGCGCTCAGCTCGCGACCAAGGGCGAGATCGACGCCCCCGGGCAGGTGCTTGCCGAGGCCGTCGGCGAGCTTGCCACCGCCCCGGCGGACGTGGCTGTCCTGGCAAAGGACTCGATCTCCTCGAAGGAGCCCGGCTCGAAGAGCGCTGGCCTGCGCAACCTCGCCAAACGCCTGCGCGGCGAGCCCGTGGACGCTGGTGCCGTGGTCGACAATCCGACCGAGGGCGCCCAGGTTCCCGCCCTGGCCCCGCGCGGCGTGGCTGGCGCGCCGATCCCTGACGACACGGGCATCGTGACGCGCGAGGTGCGCGAGAAGGTCAACGTCACCCCCGACATGGTGCTCGACAAGGGCGACGCCGGCCAGGGCAACCGCCCCGCGCTGCCACCCCCAGGCGGGACCGGCGGCACGCCGACCCAGAGCGAGATTCGCGTCGACGGCGCCGGCAACGCAACGAAGGTCCAGGTCGACCGCACCGTGCGCCAGATCGGCAACGAGCCCGGCCTGACCGGCGGGATGCGCGTCGACAGCGCGGGCAACGTCTCGATGGAGACCGGCCCGCAGGCGATGGAAGCTGAGCAGGAGCGGCTGCGCCGCGAAGACCTGGGCATCTCCCCGGTCAGCGTGCCGTCCAAGCCGGCGATCCCCAAGAAGGCGCGCTCGAAGACCAAGTCACTGCGCAGCGAATATAGCGCCAATCAGGCGCTCTCCGACCGCGCCGCGCCGGGCTGGAAGAGCCCGACCGGCAAGACCATCGAGGAGGTGCTGCGCGCGCGGCCCCGCCCCAAGGAGGAGCCCAAGCCCACGCCCCAGCGCAAGAAGCTGTTCGGCCTGTTCTCCAAGCGCGGCATCACCAAGACCAAGGGCGGCACCTACGTGGCGCCCGAGCAGAGCACCGACCCCAACTTCAAGCGGTGGTTCGGTGCCAGCAAGACCAAGCAGGGCGCGGCGCCCCAGGTCTACTTCCACGGCACGGCCGCCGACATCGAGTCGTTCCAGCCCAAGCAGGCCGGCGCGATCTTCCTGTCGCCTGATCCGCAGTTCGCCGAGAGCTTCGCTCACGCCTCGCTCGAATGGCTGAAGAAGCACCTGCCGAACCTCAAGCCAGAGGTGATGGCCAAGGTCGACGAGCGCGCGCGGGAGATGGTGCGCCAGAACTACGAGGCCCAGGATGTCGACGATGAGACGCTGAACTACTACCTCGACAACGTCCGCATGACCGACGAGTGGCTGTACGCCTCGATGGACGCTCTCGACAGCGGCCCCAACATCCTGCCCGTGTTCGTGCGCGCCGAGCGCCCGTTCGACGGCTCGAACCCCGAGCACGCTGCGCGAGTGGCAAGTCATCTTTCCGCAGGGAAAGGTGTCTTCACGTTGCAGAGCAACCAGTGGACCGAAGACGATCTGATCGAATCGCTCGACCGTGGCGACTGGACCGTGCTCGAATCGCCCGAGGTGCAGGCGGCGATCAAGGCGCTGGGCCACGACAGCTTCTACGTGACCGAGGGCGGCCAGAAGAACCTCGCCGTCTACAACCCGAACCAGATCAAGAGCGCGGTCGGGAACATCAAGTTCGGCGAGGGCGACAACATCGTCGCCTCTCGCAAGACCAAGGAGAAGACCAATGCTGCCGAACCCACCGGAGCGCGGGGAGATGACGCGCGAGCAGTACGAGGAGGCCAAGAACAGGTGGCTGGCGACAGTCGGCCGGATCAAGGCGATGTCCGAGTCCTCGAAGGAGCGCCGGGCGCCATCGACATCCCGGGACGTGGCCGAGTAACCTTCGGCCTGTGGGACAAGGCGCTCGACGTGGCCAAGTCCTACGCCAAGCGCGCCGGAATCCAGTTCAAGCCGCTCACCGACTGGAAGAAGGTCGACAAGGAGCGCGCCGCGCGTGTCGCCGCCGAGTACGCCGCGATGGCGCACGCGCCGGGCGACCCGCAGGTGGCCGCCGCCTACGCCGCGATGATCAAGGAGACCTCCGCGCAGTACGAGGAGATCCTGAAGTCCGGCCTCAAGGTCGAGTTCATCCGTGGCGCGGACCCCTACGCGGCCAGCCCGCGCCTCGCCGTGCTCGACATGATCGAGAACAACCACCTGTGGGTCTTCTCGACGCGCGACGGCTTCGGCTCGAACGCGACCTTCGACCCGAAGGACAACCCGCTCCTGGCCGAGACCAAGTTCGAGATCAGCGGCGAGAAGGCCCTGGCGAACGACATCTTCCGCGTGGTCCACGACTACTTCGGGCACGCCATGTATGGCGCCGGCTTCCGCGCCGATGGCGAGGAGAACGCTTGGCGCGCGCACTCGCAGATGTACTCGCCCCAGGCGCGCCGCGCCATGACGACCGAGACCCGTGGCCAGAACTCGTGGGTCAACTTCGGGCCGCACGGCGAGACGAACCGCAGCGCGAGCGGGTCGGAGACGGTGTACGCCGACCAGAAGACCGGGCTGCTGCCGGCCTGGGTGATGCACGACGGCGCGCCGCAGGGTGGCGAGCAGGTCAAGGCGACCCCAGCGACCAAGTCCGTCTCGTCCGAGACCGGCCGTGGCATGGATGTCGCCGAGGTCACGAAGATCGTCGACGACTTCTCCGCCGTGAACAAGGGAGCGAACAAGCTCAACATCTACGTGGTGCAGTCGGCCGAGGAAGTCGAGGGCCTGCCCTCCGGCGTCGAGGGCGTGTACGTTGGCGAGGACGGATCGGTCATCCTGGTCGCTGACTCGCTCAACCCGAAGCGCGCTGCCGAGGTGATCGCTCACGAGATCGTTGGGCACCACGGCGTCGAGTCAATCATCGCCGCCGCCGGCCCCGGCTTCGAGCGGCGCTGGATCGAGATCCTGAAGGACGTGGCCCGTGTGCGCGCCAAGGGCGGCTACGCCTCGATGGAGAACGTGCGCCAGGAGTACGGCGACAACCAGCTCATCGGCGCGATGGAAGTCCTCGCCCGCATGGCAGAGACCGGCGAGAAGCACAGCCTCCTCACGAAGGCTGTCTCGCTGATCCGCGACGTTCTGCGCAAGCTGGGCATCAACCTGCGCATGTCCGACTCGGACCTGATCGAGCTGGTCACGCGCGCTCGTGGCGCCGTGGCGCGCGGCGAGAACATCTCGAACGCCGAGACGAAGGCATGGCACGCGAAGCTGATGTCGATGAGCGATGAGGCGGCCGACATGCTGATGAGTCGCGCAGAGAAGGCGACCACCCCCGCCTTCAAGGCGTGGTTCGGTGACAGCAAGGTTGTGGGCGCCGATGGCAATCCTAAGGTGGTGTATCACGGCACTGCGTCAGACTTTTCTGAGTTCGACCCCGATCGCATTGGGGCCACGTTTGGGGACGACAAGAGCGGCTTCTTCTTCACCAGCAGCCCGGGAGAGTACGGCGGAGCAAGCTCCTACGCCAAGCGCGCCGGAAGGGATGGCGGTAGCCCGAACGTGATTCCTGTTTACCTGTCGATCCGCAACCCCCTCCGCCTGACGGACGACAAGGGGATGGGACCGATCGCATACCTGGAGGACTGGAAGTACGGGTACGGAATCCGCAAGCAGGAGATCATCGAGGGTGCGATCAATGACGGGCATGACGGGGTGATCGTCGACAGCGACTCGACCAGCGAGACGCTATATGTCGCCTTCCGCCCCGAGCAGATCAAGTCTGCTATAGGGAACGGCGGCGGCTTCGACGCTCAGTCAAAGAACATCCTCTTCTCGAAGAAGCGGTGGTCGGCCGAGAACGCCGCCTTCGAGGTGGCTCCGGGCGGCAACGCTGCGATCAAGGGCGAGTGGGACAAGCTGCCGCTCGCGCGCCGCGCGGAGATCACGCTCGCACTGTCCAAGGCGATCGTGCCGGCGGTGGCCGAGCTGTTCACCAGCGCCAAGGCCACCGTGCAGTCCACGGTCGGCGGTTGGATGGGCGACGTGAATCCCTCGGTCGCACTGAAGCTGCCAAGCGCATCCACGGTCGAGGCTCAGCGCATCGCGGCGGCGGTGGCCTACGTGTTCGATCAGGACGCCGGCCTGCACGTGTCCGCCAAGGGCACGCAGGACGCGATCGTGGTCGAGCTGGCTGACGGCCAGGACGGCGAGGCGCTGTACAAGTCCCTGCCGGGCAACAAGAAGGAGTTCATCGGGTTCACCAGCTCCGGCGACGGCATGATGGAGTTCCTGGTCGACGACGCGGCGAAGTCCCTGCCCAAGCTGCAAGCGCACTTCGGTCCGGCCAAGGTGTCGGTGGCGCAGCGCGGCTTCTCCTTCCTCGACAAGAAGGACTACAAGGCTGCGCGCGACTCGCTGCCCGAAGCGGACCAGGATGCGCTCGACGGGCTGCGCGATCAAGCGCGCGCGCTGATGCGGATCTCGCTTTCGCCCGAGCGCACCGGCACGCAGATCAGCACCGCGCCCGTGACGGCCACCGCCGAGCGCACGTGGCTCGACCCGATGAAGCAGCGCATCACGGTGGGGATCGACCACATCCTCGGGCTCGGCCCGAAGGGCGTGCAGATCCACGCAGAGCTGATGGCGAAGATGGCGAACATCCGCCCGAAGCCGGGCCGCACGCCGGCCGAGACCATCGAGGCGGCGGTCGAGCACTTCAAGTCGAACATCCTCTGGCTCTACGACCAGACCCTGCCGGCCGTGCGAGAGCGCGCGAAGCTCTGGTACGTCGGCGGCAACAAGATCGCCCGCCAGATGAGCAAGTTCTATGGCATCTCGCACGAGCAGGGCGCCGCGCTCATCGCGGTGCTCAGCCCGCAGCGCGACTGGTTCGTGAACGTGTCGCTCGCCCGGCGCGTGCTCGACATCTGGAAGCATCGCCAGGACTTCACCGCCACGCACGAGATGTTCATGGCGGCGGTGGCCGATCGCACCGGTCAGTCGGCGGATGCGCGCGCGACGCAGATCAAGCTGGCCAACAAGATCGCGGGGAAGAAGCTCTCCGAGCTGAGCAACCCCTTGGAAGCTGCGGTCTGGATCCGCTCCTTCGACGAGACGTACAACGCGCGCACCTACCGCGCGATCTCGCCCGAGGGCGAGACCCTTGGCCTCGCGATGAATGACGACGGCGAGACCCCGGCCTCTGTGCAGTGGGGCAGCAACGGCACGATCGCCGCTGCGGTGTCCGTCCTGCGCGATGGCTCGATGGAGAACATCTCGACCCAGCTCGGCAGCGGCCACAAGGTGCGCAACTTCTACACCAACCTGATCGATCCGAGCGACCCGCACGCGATCACCGTCGACACTCACGCGGTCGGCGTGGCCACGCTGCGTCCGATGTCGTCCGACTCCGAGGAGGTCAAGAACGCCTTCGGCGGCAACACGAAGGGCGAGCGCGGGCCGGTCACCTCGACCATCATCGGGTCGAACGGCACCTACGGGATCTTCGCCGAGGCGTACCGGCGCGCGGCGGCGGAACGTGGTATCCTCCCGCGCGAGATGCAGTCGATCACGTGGGAAGCCGTCCGTGGCATGTTCCGGGCGGCAGACAAGCGCACCACCTCGGCCCCGGTGGAGGCGCTGTGGAATCAGTACAAGCGGGGCCGCATGACCCTGGACCGGGTTCGCGAAGAGCTGAAGGAGGTGGCAGATGCCGACGGAATCAATGCTCCAAGTTGGACAGCAGCACATCATCAACTGGATGAAGACGAACAAGGCGCCCATGAAGACCTCGGTCTATCAGGCGCTGGCCGGGACGGTGGAGCAGGGAGCGGAGAGCCCGTTGCCCAAGGGCCTCGTCGACGACTCGGGCTCCACTCCGTTGCAGCAACTGGCGGAGGATCCGGCGTCGTAGAGTTCAGCCGCCGCAAGCCGGCGCCGGGCTCGGTGTCGGTCGATGCGTGGCACTGGAGTCACGGGCAGCTCTCCGAGCTGTCGGGCTTCATGTACGGCCAGGGCATCCGTGGCGCCGAGGCTGAGCGCCTGAGCGGCGCGCCGGAGGAGATCCGCCGCCGGGTCTACTTCTACACCCAGCGCGACAACGGCACCATCCCCCTGCGCGAGGGCGGGCTCGGCCCGAACCGGCACGAGGTGCGGCTGGCGAACCTCTGGAAATCCGGGATCTCGCCCTCGATCAAGGTCGAGCCGGTGGGCTGGACCCAGTCCGGGATCTTCATCCGCGACGAGGCGGGCACCCGCAACGCCTGGGAGATGGCCCTGCTGAAGGCGGGCTACGACGGCTACGTCGACGGCCTGTCCGGCGTGGCCGTGGTCCTCAACTCGGACGTGCCCGTCCAGTTTGTCCGCGCCGCCGGCCTGCAATCCCGGGCTACCCAGACCCCAGCGAATGCCTCTCCGGCGGCCAGGACGGGCCTTCTGGACGGCGCATTCAAGCTCGGCATGGGTTGGGTAGGGCGGCTGCTTTCCGGCCCAGCCTACGACTACCTCATCCGGCAGGGCGCCAGGATCGTCCCGGACCGGGTCAAGCACGGGCTCGTGTCCGACTTCGGCCTGGAGGGCATGTACCTGGACGCCAAGATCGACCGAACGGCGGCGGTCAACAAGGTGCTGCGCGAGACCAAGAACCTGCTGGACTCGCTGGCTGGGCTCACCCGCGAGCAGTCCCGGGTGGCCTACTTGTGGATGGCCGAGAAGCCGGACACCGAGCTGGAGCAGCAACTCCTGGCCCAGATCCCGGCCGACGACCGCGCCACGCTGCGCAACATGAAGTCGCTGATCGACACGCTCGGCCGCGAGGCGGTGTCTGTCGGGCTGCTCACGCCCGACAGCTACGAGCGCAACAAGATGGCCTACCTGCACCGGATCTACGAGGCGCACATGAAGCCCGGCGCGGCCGGCGCAGCAGCCAAGCGCGCGGCAGCCATCCGGGCCGAGAACTTCAAGGGGCGCGGCATCCGCCACGACGTGAAGGCGGACGCCCTCGTGCAGGCGATCGACGAGATCAAGGAAGGCGACCTGCTCGACCGATGGGAGGCGCGCAGCCCCAGCGGCAAGGTCACGGCGGTGCGCTACGTCAAGCACGGCGCCGCCGGCCCGAAGGGCTACACCAAGGCCGACACCTGGGAGGCGCGCTGGCTGGACCGCCCGGGCAACAAGGTCGGGCTCTGGCGCGACATGACCGCCGAGGAGCGGCACAAGCTGGGCGAGATCGAGGAGGTGCGCTTCGCCTTCGCCAAGACCGTTATCAACGGGATCCGCGACATCGAGAACGCCAAGTTCCTGAAGTGGGTGGCCGAGAAGTACGCCACCGAGGATGCGCCGGCCGACAAGATCATCGGTGACCCGTCGACCGGGTACTGGGCGACCCAGGCGTTCAAGCCCGACGAGTTCGTGCGTGTGCCGGACACCGAGATCGCCGGCACCAAGCTGAAGAAGTACGGCGCGCTGGCGGGCAAGATCATCCCGGCCCCGGTGTGGAACGACATCCGCAACCAGCTCGCGCGGCCGGCGGACGCCACGAGCGCGGCGTGGGATGCGCTCGTGCGCAACTGGAAGCTGTCGAAGACGGCGCTCTCGCCTGCGGTCCACACCAACAACGTGATGTCCAACTTCGTGCTGGCCGACCTCGCCGAGGTGCGGGCGCGCGACATCGTCAAGGCGATGCGCGTGATCGTGGCGGCCAAGCGCGGCGACGCAGCGGCCAAGACCCTGATCGATCGCTTCGAGGACAGCGGCGCGGACTACGGCTCCTTCGCCAACATCGAGCTGAGCCAGCTCTACATCGAGCCCCTGCTTGCCGAGCTGGAGAAGGTCGAGAACAACGAGCTGGGCCTGCTCAAGGCGAGCCAGATCGTCAACCTCGCCATGCAGGGCCATGTGCTCACCGCTGGCAAGGCCGCGATGGAGAAGGCGGCCTGGGTGAAGAAGCCGTTCGAGCTGATGATGCGCGCGTACCAGAGCGAGGACTCCGTCTTCCGTCTCGCGAAGTTCATGCGCGAGACCGAGGCGGGCAAGCCTGACCGCGAGGCCGGCAAGGCGGCGCGCGACAGTTTCCTCGACTACAACATCAACGCCCCCTGGATCCAGGCCGCGCGGCGCTCGGTGCTCCCGTTCATCGCCTTCTCGTACCGGGCGATCCCGATGATGCTCAACGCGGCGGCCCACAAGCCGTGGAAGTTCGCCAAGTACCTCGCCGTGGGCTACGCCCTCAACGCGGCGGCCTACGCCATGCTCGGCCTGGGTGGGGACGACGAGGACCGCGAGCGCAAGCTACTGCCCGACGAGCTGGATGGGCGCCTGCTTGGCGTGTTCCCGCGCCTGATCCGCATGCCGTGGAACGACGCGCACGGCTCGCCCGTGTTCCTGGACGCTCGCCGCTGGGTGCCGGGCGGGGACATGGTCGACCTGAACCAGTCGCAGGCGGCCCTCCCTGTGCCGAGCTGGCTGTCTGTCTCCGGCCCGCTCTCGATCATGATGGAGTTCTTCTCGAACAAGTCCAGCTTCACCGGGCGCGAGATCGTGAAGGACACCGACACGAAGGCCGAGGCGATGGCGAAGGTGGTAGACCACCTGTTCAAGGCGTTCGCCCCGAACCTGCCGCTGCCTGGGCCGGGCACGATCATCCCTGGCACGGACCGTGGCCAGCTCCAGACCTACGCCTGGACCGGCCTGCTTGACGCCGGCACCGGCCGCACCGACGCCTTCGGGCGCGACCAATCGCTCGCCACGGCGGCGCTGTCGTCAGTCGGCGTGAAGGCTCGGGCCTACCCCGAGGATGCGCTGCGGCTGCGCGCGGTGCAGGACTTCCAGCAGGCCCAGCGCGAGATCCAGAACAACATCAAGGGCCTCGCCCGAGAGCTGTCGCGCAACGGGATCACCCAGCAGGAGTTCGACCGCCGCGTCGAGCGCGAGAAGCAGAAGCTGGAGAAGGCCAGCGAGACCTTGAGGAAGAAGCTATAGGCGACGAACGGGGATGGGCATGCTCTTGCCCACCCCGGCGTCGACAAGGTAGGCCACGAGGTCGAACGGGTCGCACTCGATGATCTTGTAGTCGGGCAGCAGCCCGCCCGTCGACCGCACGCTGTAGCCCGGGAAGCCCGCCCCGGGCTCCCAGTCGCGCTCGGCGTAGAAGGTCATGGTGTCGCCCCTGATCGCGGTGTCGATCGCAAGGCGCAGCAGCGACGGGGTGAGCGGGTCTTCCATCAGGTTGCCTTCAGGTTCTTGTCGGCCGCCAGGATGGCCTTGGTGTTGGCGCGGTAGAAGGCCGTCGCTTCCTTGGGGGAGTCGAACGGCCCGTGCCACGAGCGGGTTGGCTGCTTCGGGAACTCCGGGAGCACCGCGATCATGTAGCGAGGCACCCCAGCCTCCAGCGACTTCACGATGTTCACCTTGCCGTCGGTGAAGGCGTAGGGGCTCAGCTCCCGCCAGGACATCAGATGCTCGTGCCCTTGCGCGTCGGCCGGAAGAACTTCTCGCGCGGCAAGATGATCGCGTCCGCCGGGCTGCCGCCCGAGTCCCAGATCGCGATGCCCTTGTCAGCCGGCGCCCAGCAGCCAATGGCCAGGGTGTCGGGCGAGTTCTGGTCGCGGCGCGTGGTGCCGATCGCGGTGAGCCCGTTCTTGCACTTGTCGGGGAACTGGAGCGTGGTCAGGATGAACTGGATCTGCGAGCCGTCGCGTCCCTGCGAGACCTCGCTGACGGCGATCACATTGTCGATCTCGGCCGCGCGCGCCTTCCCACCGAAGGCCAGGAGGAGGACCACGATGAGCACGACGCCCGCCGCGAGGATCGTATTCTCGGGGACTTCGACGGTCTTGAAGAAAGCCTCTTTGATCTTGCCCAGGGCTCGACTGATTCGGTAGTGCAGGTAGCTCGTCATGGCGCTCTCCTTGAGGTTGTGGGTCCAGCTTACCGTCTACTGGGCAGGCTTCTCGCACCTGCGGCTCATGGCGGCTCCCTCGCCGGGGCGGCCCTGCGCGCTCTTATGGCGCAGGTCAAGTCATCAATAGACCCGGGCCTTCCACCCGGTCGGCAGTTGATCTACTGCTGGAGGCCCGGCGCGGCTCGATCCTCTCACCGTACTCACACCACTGTCATGAACGCAGTGCACGGGTAGCCGGGCTGTCGGATTCTGTGCGCCTAGAACGGGATGTCGTCGTCCTCCTCCGCAATCTGGCGCTGAGTCTGGGCGGGCTTGCCGCGCGGCGCGGGCTTGCCGCTCGGCGCGGGCTTCTCGTCGCCGCCACCCTTCTTGCCGCCGAGGAGCTGGATGTTCTCGCCCACGATCTCGGTGGTGTACTTGTCGACGCCTTCCTTGTCGGTCCACTTGCGCGTCTTCAGGTAGCCCTCGACGAACAGCGGCTCGCCCTTCTTGACGTACTCGTTGGCGATCTCGGCGGTGCGCCCCCACAACACGACGCGGTGCCACTCCGTCTCCTCGACGCGCTCGTCGTTCCTGTCCTTGTACGAGCGGGTGGTGGCCAGCGACAAGGTCGCCACCGCCGTGCCGCTCTCCGTGTAGCGGAGTTCGGGATCCTTGCCAAGGTTGCCCAGCAGGATGACCTTGTTCACTGATGCCATGTCTAGTTCCCTTCGATGTGGTTGTTCATGTACCCGTACAGGATACCACGGCCGCGCACCGACAGGGGCACTTTCAGACGAACGGCAGTCACGATGCCCATCAGCTCGCGCACGATCGGGCTAGGCGGCACGAGCCTGATCTGACGGCCGCCCTTGCGCGGGTCGCGCGGGTCGCGGCGCGCCTTGAGCATCGGCTCGTTGGCCACCACGATCGCCTCGTCGCTGTCGCCCATCACCCGCTCGGTCCCGATGATGCGCGTGCCCCACGGGCGGCGCGTCGGCCCCTTGCCCACCATCGTGCGAGACATCGGCAGGCCATCCACTTCCACGTAGCGCGTCACTTCTTCCCCCTCTTCTTCAGGATCTTGTCGACCTTCTCGAACACGTCGGCGTCCTCGCCCGCGAGCGCCCCCTTCTTCTTGAGCAGCTTGGAAACGCGATCGAGGGTGTCGTCGGCGTCTTCCTGCGCGGCGAGCGCGGCGGCGAGGTTCGGCTGGTCGGAGGCCAACAGCTCGCGAGCGTTGGCCACCTTCGGGTTCAGGACGATGGTCCCGTCCGCGCGGATCTGGGCGTACCAGGGCTGGCCTGGGCGAGCGAGGATCATCTCAGAACTCCTTCCCGCCGTGGCGATACGCGCGGCCCTGGTTGTAGATCAGCTTCGCCACGATGGCGCCGCCGATGTCCCAGCCGCGCGCGGCGCCGTGGTCGAGCACGCGGATGATCGTGTCGGCCAGCTCTTCCTCGGCCGAGCTGAAGGCGGGGATCTTGTCGCTCGGCGGGTTGCCGTGGCGCAGGCCCTCCAGGGCTTCGCTCAGCTCGCTGTGCGTGAGGGCGATCAGCTCGCCGTCGTTGCGCTCGCCCAGCCACCAGCCCTTCTTGACGGCGTGGTCGTGGACGATGGCGGCGAGGCGCTGGATGCCGCGCCCCAGGAAGACGAGGTCGATCTCCTGCTCGTGGGTCACGGCGGCGGCGTCGAAGCGCGCGCGGAAGGAGGGGTCGACTTGCGGGGTCTCGGTGCTAGACATGGATGGCTCCGGTGAAGTTGAGGGCGGTGACGTAGTCGCGGTCGACCTCGTCGAGGAACTGGCGCAGACCAACGTCAAGCGCCTGGATGTACTTCTCGTCGCGCTGCACGCGGCGCACCACGAGTCGCAGCGGCTCGGGGAAGTCGGGGTTGAAGGACACGAAGTACCAGTGCGGGCGGCCGGTCAGCCAGAGCGCACCCTGGACCTGCGGCGTGTACTCGGCCGGCGCGGCGCCGGGGGCAAGGCTCAGGTACTCGAAGTGCTTCGGCGGCTGAGGGCACTTGATCTCGATGCCGGCGTGGTCGCCGATCAGTCCGTCAGGGCTGCACCCTGCCAGCAGCTCGGGGTGCTCGATGAAAGCGACCTCCTGCACGTAGTGGCCGGTGACCGCCTCGAAGTGCGTGCGCGCCAGCGGCTCGCGCTCGATGCCCTCGCGCATGGCGAAGGTGGTGAAGCCGCCGAACTCCTTCCCGGTCAGGCGCTCGACCACGAGCTGCGTGCGGTAGTCGCGGCGCACGGCCATCTCGGTGCCGTCCTTCTTGAATGCGATCGCGTCAGCGAACATCGACGCGGTGGCCTTGCCGGCGCGCAGCGCCTTCCATTCGGCGGTGCCTTGTTCCATGATTGCTCCTTAGGGCATGAGGGGACAGACGAACCCGCGCACGAAGCGGGTGGCTGTCACGGTGGTTCCATCGGCGGTGCGCCCCTCGTAGAAGCACGAGGTGACGTTGCGCTCGAAGTTGGTGGAGGTGCCGACGAGCCGCCACTGGATCGCCTGGGAGTGAGCCACGACGGAGAGCAGCGTCAGGACCACAGTGAGAAACAGCTTGAGCTTCATCGACACCTCCATGAGTGGGCCGGTCTCTCCCGGCTGCCTCCCGCCTTGCATGACCGCCGGGCGCCTTGTGGGCGGGGGACCGACGGCTTTCGCGGCTACCCTTGGGCTGGGTCCGCCCCGCCGCTCGCAACCGGATCCGCAGGCTTGGACTCCACCTTGGCCGCTGCCTTGGCCTTGGCCTTGTCGATGCCCTCGGCAATCTTCTTGAAGCCCTCGTGATGCTCCAGCAGTGCCTTGCGCTGCTCGTTGGTGAGCATCGTGGTCCAGAACTTCACGTAGCTCTCGACCCCGCGCTGCGCCTCGGCGCGAGCGTTCTTGGTGAGCACGAGCAGCGTGTCTTCCTCCGACTGCGCGCCCTGACCATCCTCGTCGAGGTCGTCGTCCGCCGCGACGCCGAGCATCGGGCAGGCGGCGTAGCGCCGGTAGTAGGTGACCAGCCCGCCGAACGTCTTCGGGTCCGGGTCCGAGCCCGAGGGCAGGCGCACGACCGAGGTGACGGACCCGCCGTCGGCGTGGACCAACTGCGTGATCAGGCTCGCCTCCCTACCGTCGCTGTTCAGGAACTGGATCAGGGCGAGGCCGTTGTCCGACAGCGGCTTGCGCGTGGCGGACAGGATGCCTTCGAGGTCGGCGTAGCGGAAGCTGTACGGCGACTTGTCGCGCGGCTTGATCGTGACCGTGCGGTTCTTCGGGATCGCCGGGTAGGCGGACTGGGCCTTGGCCAGGGCGGCGTAGAGCTTGGCCTGACGCAGGTCGGGCGCGGCGGGAATCAGATCGGGTGTGTCCATCTCATCTCCTCGTATCAACTTCGCTTGACGAGATCGAACTATACACCAATCCGGTATCTAAAACCGACCGTTCGTCGGCTCGCACGCAGATCGCAGGTCGGCCTGCTGGCGCAGCGCCAGGGCGCGAAGCTGGCGCGCGTACTCGCCCAGGTCGCCCGGGACCACCGCGTCGCGCTCCTCGGCCTGGATAGCCTCCAGGATCGGCGCGCATCCCTCCAGCGTGCTCGGGCCGGCGGCGATCTCGCGCGCGCCCAGCCCGAGCCAGAGGATGACGAGCGCCCAGCGCATCAATGAACCCACGGCGACTCCGGGATGGTGTCCTCGAAGAGGTAGCCCATGATGGTGTGGCGCGCCTGATCGAAGTTGCGGCAGATGTACACGGCGTAGCCGGTGTTCGCCATGTCCTGCCCGAACTCCATCTGCTCCGGCGACATCCGCCCCTTCTTCGACTTCATCTCGATGTACAGCCCGTGTCGCCCGTGCCTGGGCACCGGCAGGAAGAGGTCGAACACCCCGGGCTTGACGCCGAGCGCCTTGAGCCGCGCGGCCGTCGTCTTCGTGCGGTGCCCGCCGTTGGGGATGTGGTGCAGCCACTTCAGCTCGGGCCAGACCTTCTGCTGAAGGGCGGCCCAGCGCATCAGCGCCGCCTGCTCCAGGTCTTCTTCGTGGTTCACGACAGGGCCGCTTCTTCCTTCTGGCGCAGGGCTTCGAGACGTGCCGGCTCGCCGAACGAGTTCTCGTCGATGCGCGGCTCGATCTCGCGCAGCTTGCGGAACATCGACATCGAGGGCTCGCACTGCCCGTAGGCGAGCTTGCGCAGGTAGCCGAGCGAGGTGTCGAGAGCGGCGGCGAGTTGCAGCTTCTGGTAGCGGTCGAGCTTGAGCAGCAGCTCGCGCAGGGTGATCCGGGCCGGAGCCTTGGTCTTCTTCATGGTGCCTCCTATGTGGTGCGATAACCGCACAGGAGAACACTACCTGAGGCTAACCCGGTTGGAGCAATACCTCGCAAGGGAAGCTGTCGTTTCACAATGTGGAATGCGTTTCACAATGTGGAATGCCGGCACGACTCAGTTGCGCACTCGCCGGTTTTGGGTGTATGGTGCCACCCCCATGAATGACTCGCGGTAAACCCGACGGGTCGCAATCGATCGACGGTACTCCACACCGTAAGGAAGCGGCCAAGCCTGGGCCGGCGTGGAAGAAAACCGGGTGCGCTTACTGGCAAGCCGGCGCAGTGGCCTTCGACAGGGACCACACGAACAGCGGAAATGAGTGAAGTCTGGGGACACCCCTCCCGGAGTTAAGTGGGGCCGCTGGAAGAGGAATGTCGCGCGAGAGCGAGGCCCGAGCCGGGCACCCCGGCAGAGGCGGGCGGTGGCCCCTTCACCCCCTTGGCTTGCCTTGCGCCCGCGACGATCGAAATTCCACATCGTGAAACGCACCCCTCCCGACGGACGGCGGGATGCACCGCCTGGGTTGCGCTATACTGGAGCCCCTTACGAGGTGAGTACAGCCATGCGTCCAGTCCTGAGAGACTACCAGCACAATGCGATCAACGGCCTGCGCCAGGGGTTTGCCGGCGGCCTGCTGCGGCAGGTGCTCGTCGCCCCCACCGGGGCCGGCAAGAGCGTCATGGGTCACGACATCATCGCGTCGGCATGCCAGCGCAAGCGGCGCGTGCTGTTCGCCGTCAACCGCGTGCAACTCGTGCAGCAGTTCTCCGAGCGCCTGACCAAGGCGGGCATCGAGCACGGCATCATGCGCGGCCAGGACTCCCGCCGCGAGTACCTGCCCGTGATCGTTGGCTCGATCCAGACTATCGCGCGGCGCGGCCTGCCCGATGCGTTCGACGTGATCGTGATCGACGAGGCGCACGCGGTGCCCGGATCGAAGGACTACCTGTCCGTGATCAAGTCCAACCCGAAGGCCGTCGTGCTCGGGCTGACGGCGACACCCTGGTCGCGCGGCATGGGGCGCTACGATCCAGACCTGGAGGGCGAGCTGTTCCAGGGCGCCGTGGTTGCGGCCCACTACTCGCAGCTCATCGCCGAGGGGCACCTCGTGGACTGCGATGTCTACGCCCCGGCCGAGGTCGACCTGTCCGGCGTGCGGACGCAGCGCAACCAGTTCGGCGAGATCGACTACGTCGAGAGCGAGCTGGGCAAGGCGGTCAACAAGCCCAAGCTGATCGGCGACATCGTCGACCACTGGAAGCGCCTCGCCAACGGCACGCCCACGGTGGTGTTCGCGTCGAGCATCGCGCACTCGCAGGCCATCGTCGAGGAGTTCACGCGGGCCGGCGTCACGGCGCGCCACATCGACGCCTACTGCGACCACGACGAGCGCAAGGCGATCCTGGCCAGCGTCGACTCCGGCAAGACCACGGTGATCTCGTGCGCCGCGCTGCTCGCTGAGGGCTGGGACCAGCCGTCGATCCGCACGATGATCCTGGCGCGGCCGACAAAGTCCATGATCCGCTACGTCCAGATGGCCGGCCGCGTGCTGCGCCCCTTCCCTGGCAAGGACAAGGCCCTGATTCTCGACCACTCGGGCACCGTGCTGAAGCTCGGCTTCCCGACGGAGGATCGCGACTACGAGCTGGACGACGGCAAGCCGCGCACCACGGAGGGCGGTGAGTCTCAGGAGGCCGACGAGCCCAAGGCCGTGCGCTGCCCCGAGTGTGGCTTCGTCGACCCTCACGGCAAGAACCCGTGCGAGCGGTGTGGCCACAAGCGCGTGCGCAAGCACAAGGAGGCGGTCGGCGATGGCGAGCTGAAGAAGCTGGAGAAGGCGCCCAAGCCGACCATGATGGACAAGCAGAAGTTCTACTCCGAGCTGCTGTTCATCCAGCGCAAGCGCGGCTTCAAGCCGGGCTGGGTGGCGCGCCAGTATCGCGAGCGGTTCGAGGTGTGGCCCAAGGGCATGCAGGACTACCCGATCCAGCCGTCGCCCGAGACTGACCGCTGGGTCACGTCGCAGATGATCCGCTACTCGAAGCGGCAGAAGGCAGCATGAAGTACACCGAACGCGCCGGCACCCGGGCCATCGGCAAGTGGCCCTCCCTCCTGGCCGCTCTGGGTGTCCCGCCAGAGGCGCTGCGCAACCGGCACGGCCCCTGCCCGCTGGGCTGCAAGGGCAAGAAGTCCTTCCGGTTCGACGACAAGGGTGGCTCGGGCTCGTGGATCTGCACGCACTGCGGCGCTGGCGACGGCCTGGGCTTGGTCATGCGCTACACCGGGCTGCCGCTGGGCGAGGCCGTGAAGCGGGTCGAGTCGCTGCTGCCGCAGGCGGTCGAGGGCAAGGTGGCCAAGCCGAAGGACTACGCTCGCGAGATGCAGCGCATCCGCCGCGTTTGGCAGGGCGCCGCGCCGCTCGAAGCAAACGACGCCGTCGGCCTGTACCTGCGCCGCCGCCTGGGCTACCTGCCGCAAGGGACCATGCTGCGCTGTCACCCCGGGCTACCGTACTACGACGGCGAGGCGCTGCTCGGCAACTACCCGACCATGATCGCGGCGGTGTGGCTGGGGAACCGGGTGGTCGGCCTGCACCGCACCTACCTGACGAGCGACGGGCACAAGGCGCCCGTGCCGATGGCTAAGAAGCTGATGACCTGCGTCGAGTCGATCGCGGGGGCGGCCATCCGCCTGTCGCGGGCCGACGCGGTGATGGGCGTGGCTGAGGGCATCGAGAGCGCCCTGGCCGCTGCGAACAAGTTCAAGATGCCGGTGTGGGCGGCGATCTCCACGTCGGGCATGGTCAGCTTCGAGCCGCCGGTTGACGCCAGGAGCGTCACCGTCTTCGCCGACAACGACAGGAACGGCGCCGGCCAGCTCGCGGCGTACAGCCTGATGAATCGCCTGATGACCCGGACCGACATCCTGTCGTCCGTCGTCATGCCCGAAACGCCCGGCACCGACTGGGCAGACTGAGGAGACGCCATGCGCCGCATCGAGATCAGCCCCGGCCAGACCTTCACCGACTCGCGCTTCAGCCGACGAGTGGTAGGGCTCATTGAGTCGGGAGGGAGGGAGTTCGTGGTATACTCTTTGGGTGGTGATCGCCTGTACCGCTGCCTGCGCAAGACGTTCTTGGAGTTCAGGCGCGAGGCGGTCGAAGTAACCGGATGCTCCATCGTGCTGAGCGATGGCGGCCTGATCAAGGAGGAATGATGAGCATCGTCAAGGCGGACGTAGAGAAGGCACTGGACCGGCTGATCGCCGAGCGCACGGGGTGGCTGGAGCAGGCTGCCACGGCCAGGGCGGAGTGGAAGTCCGCGCTGGCGCGGCTGTCGCCCGTGCTGCGGCTGCTGCCCAAGAGCGCGGCGTTCTCGATGTACCTCGAAGAGGGCTGCATCTCGATCAACGATGTCGAGAACATGCGCGACATCGAGCCCATCCTCGAATCCCTGGAGGAAGTGACGGGCGCGCGCTTCAACAAGAGCGAGGACTTGGCCGACGGCGAGTTAGGTATGCGGACGTTTCGCATGGAGGGCTTCCCGCTGCGCGTCAATGCGGTGATCAAGGAGGGGGCCAACTGCAAGCGGGTGGTTGTGGGCGAGAAGATCGTCCCGATGTACGAGTTGCGCTGCGAGGAGCAGGAATGAACCTGGACGACGTGGTGGTCTACAAGGGCGAGCTGATGCTGGCCGGCTGGAGCGAGAGCCACAACGGAGGGGCGAAGGTCACCTTCTTCCTGCCGGACGCCGACGCGCTCGAAGCCTTCCGCAACCTGACGGTGGCCAAGGGCAAGCGGGCGGGCCACCGCATGATGGCGGTCCTGGTCGAGATCGGCGACGGCGAGCAGCCCGTCAGCCAGAGCGACAAGCGCGGCGGATCACTGACCAAGCTGGCCGCCCTGTTCTGCGGCCAGGAGAAGTTCTGGGACTGGGTGCGCGCCACCGACGCGGCCACCTGGACCCGGGCCGAGGCGCTGGCGATGACGGACGAGCCGGCCACGGTGGTCGCCGAGTGGATCCGCCTAGTCTGCAACGTGAAGTCGCGCAGCGAGCTGGACACGAACCCGTCAGCGGCCAGACTGTTCCATCAGCACGTCCGCATCCCGTACTCAAAGCACCTGGAGGGCGGGTGAGGTTCCCCAAGCGCGTGCCCGTGCGCTCGCCCAAGATCCGGGCGGCGGCGCGCGACCAGGACTGCACGCTGCGGCTGCCCGGCTGCCGCAACGACACCGCCACCACGGTGCTCTGCCACTCCAACCGATCGGTCGACGGCAAGGGCGGCGCCCAGAAGGCCGACGACGACAAGGGCGCCTTCGGCTGCTTCCACTGCCACGATCTGCTCGATGGCCGCGCAAGATGGCCTGGGCTCACCAAGGAGATGATCGAGATGGAGTTCACGCGCGCGGTCGAGGAGACTCGTGCCATCCTGGCTGCTAAGGGGCTGCTGTGAAGCCCAAGCGGAGGAAGCCCAGCTTCATCGGCCTGATGCGCCGCCATGTCCAGAAGGGCGAGTGGGTGACCTGTCGAGAACTCGCCACCAGAGCAAACCCTACCGTTGGGGGTGATGCCCTGACCGAGATCGCCAAGGACTACAGCCGGCGCCTCTCGAACCTCGAACGCTACGGCCACGTGCTTCGCCGGCCGAGCGGTCAACCCAACGGGGGGGCGTTCGTGTATGCTACGGGTGACACAGTGGACGAGGCCATGCCGGTCAAGACCTACTGGTTTCCAACCTAAAGTGGGCATAGTATGCTCCGCGCGGAGGTGAGATGAGCGGTTACAGCAGCGAAAGGGAGCCAAGAATGTCCGACATCCAGGAGGTGACCGAGGGCCACCACGATCACGTCGTCGGTCACGAGATCAAGTTGACCGAGCGCGAGATGACGATCGCGAAGATCGCCGCCAAGCTCGCGGTGAAAGAGGTGAGCAACGAGTTCTACCGGCAGGTCGGTCGCTCAGTCGTCACCCGCTTCTTCGTCTGGGTCGGGCTCTTCGTTGTCGGCTTCGGCATGGCGAAGGGCTGGATCGTGTTCAAGCCATGATCCTCTCTGAACGCTCGCAGAAGGCCATGTACGGGGTGCATCCCGACCTCGGGCGCGTCATCTACGCGGCGGCCGACAGGATCGACATGACCGAGGGCATCGGGTTCATCGTGACCGAGGGGCTGCGGTCTCCGGTGCGGCAGAAGGAGTTGTTCGAGGCCGGCGCTACGCGGACCATGAACAGCCGGCACCTCACCGGCCACGCCGTCGACCTCGCGGTCACGGTCTGGGGTGATGTGCGGTGGGACTGGCCGCTCTACAAGAAGCTGGCCGACATCGTGAAGGCGGCGGCGTCGGACCTTGGCGTCAAGATCACCTGGGGAGGTGACTGGCGCACGTTCAAGGATGGACCCCACTTCGAGCTGGACCGCAAGCAGTACCCGTAACAGCAAGCATCGCTTCACCCCGAGCGCAAGGAGGCGCCCAATGCTTACCTATCTGGCAAGTCCGTATTCGCACCCCGATCCTGACGTGATGCACCACCGCTACGAGCTGGCGTGCGCCGCCGCTGGCGTCCTGATGAAGTGTGGCCACAAGGTCTTCGCTCCCATCGCCCACTCGCACCGCATCGGGCAGCTCATTGGCAGCTCCGTCGACCATGACTTCTGGCTGGAGCAGGACTTCGCGATCCTTCGGCACTGCGACCAGATGCTCGTGCTCCTGATCAACGGCTGGAAGGAGTCGAAGGGTGTCCAGGCGGAGATCGAGTTCTGCAAGGCGCGCGCGATCCCCGTCGAGTATCTGTTCCCGCAAGACCTGGGGGTGGCGCCGTGAAAACCTTCGACGACTTCAAGGTGGGCGACACGGTGATCTGCGTCGACAGCCAGGGCCATTCCGGGCTGGTGGCCGGCGACCGTTACATCATCTACGAATTGGACAAGAAAACGACATATGTCCGCGTGCGCCACGTCACGGACCTGACGTGGCGGCATGGGGTCTGGGCCAGCGCCCCCAGATTCCGCTACGACACAGTGGGCGCTCCTGGCACCAAGGTTACCCTTGGCGACGTGGAGAAGCTGGTCAAGGAGCCGCCAGCCACTGCCGCCTCGATCAAGGAATCCAACCCCAAGGACTCGATCGGTGTCCGCAAGGCGCCAATGTCGTGTGTGCCGGCGACCGTGCTCCTGGAGATGGGTGTGGCCATGCAGGAAGGCGCCCACAAGTACCGACGCCACAACTACCGCGCCATCGGCGTGCGCGCCTCGGTCTACTACGACGCGGCGATGCGCCACCTGTTCTCGTGGTGGGAGGGCGAAGACATCGACCCGGGAAGCGGCCTGTCGCACATCACCAAGGCGCTCACCTCGCTCACGGTGCTGCGTGACGCGATGATCCAGGGCAAGTTCCATGACGATCGCCCGCCGGCTTCGGTGCCCTTCATGGACGACCTGAACGCGCGGACGGCGGCCCTGGCAGACCAGTTCGAGGGCAAGTCGCTTCCGCCCTACACCCAGCTAGGTGACACGTGAAGAAAGAGATCATCCACCCGATCACCGACGCCGACGTGGCCCGCTTCCGCGAGCTGCTGGCCGAGTGGCGCAGCCGCCTGCACCTGAAGAGCTGGCGCTTCGTCAAGGGCCGGCGCCGGCCGTCGGGGGATATCGCCAACGTCTCGATCTACCCCGAGCACCGGCTCGTGCGCTACGAGATCGGCAAGAGCTGGGGCGACGAGCCCGGCCCGGCCGAGGTGGAAGAGGCGGTGATCCACGAGCTGATGCACGTGGTGCTCAGTCCCTTGATCGACGCCGCGCTCCAGGCCAAGAAGTACGACGACAAGGTCACGGGCGAGGAGCACGCGGTGATCACCGTGTTCGAGCAACTGCTGTCCGAGATGTCCAGCAAGATCCGCGCCCTTGAGGGCGAGAACGCAGCCCTACGGGCCAACCAGAAGGGGGAGTGATGGCGAACACGAGTCTGAGCAAGGAGCGCGCGATCGAGGCGCTGGCGGCGCTGCGGTCGGCCGGCAACGAGTCTGCGGCGGCGCGCCTGCTGAACATCCCGCGTCCGACTTTGCAAGGTCGGCTGCAAGCGGCGGCCCGCATGCTGCAATCCGGGGAGATCACCGTGGACGGGAATGCCCCCCAGGCCCGCCAGGAAGCCCCAGGAGCCGCGATCGGCACCTCCCTGGAGGAACAGGTCGTCGAGCTGCGCGCGAAGCTCCTACGGGCTCAGCAGGTTCCGAGCCTGGACGAGGAGTACGTGAAGTCCAAGATCATCGGGCTGACCAAGGCCACGATCGACCCGCCGCAGTGGCTGGTGCGCGCGCCCGGCGCGTCGGCCGGCGTCACCGGGGTGCCGATCCTGTTCGCATCCGACTGGCACTGGGGTGAGACGGTCGACCCGGCCCAGATCAACGGGGTCAACGAGTTCAACCTGGAGATCGGCCACGAGCGCGCGCGCCGGCTGGTCGAGCGCACCATCGAGCTGTGCTTCGGGCACATCGCGAAGCCGAAGTACGACGGGATCGTGTTCGCCCTGGGCGGCGACATGGTGTCGGGCTCGATCCACGACGAGCTGGAGATCACCAACGAGCGGCCCATCATGCCGATCGTGGTCGACCTGATCGGCGTGCTGCGCTGGTGCATCGCCACCCTGGCTGATCGCTTCGGCCGCGTCCACGTGCCGTGCGTCACCGGCAACCACGGCCGCAACCACAAGAAGCCGCGCGCCAAGGACCGGGTCTACGACAACTTCGACTGGCTGATCTACCAGATCCTCGCCAAGACCTTCGCCGACGACAAGCGCGTCAGCTTCCAGATCCCCGACGGGTCGGATGCGCTCTTCGCCGTCTACTCGCACCGCTACCTGCTCACCCACGGCGACCAGTTCCGGGGCGGCGACGGCATGATCGGGATGCTCGGGCCGGTCACGCGCGGCGACATGAAGAAGCGCGCCCGCAACGCCCAGATCGACATGGAGTTCGACACCATGATGATCGGGCACTGGCACCAGCTCCACATGGGCAACCGCACCATCGTGAACGGCAGCCTGAAAGGCTACGACGAGTTCGCGGCCTCGAACAACTTCGGGTTCGAGATCCCGCAGCAGGCACTGTGGATCACCCACCCGACCGAGGGGATCACCTTCCGCATGGAGGTCCACCTCGAACGGAAGAAGGCCGCTGTCCCGACCCGTGAATGGGTCTCTGTTCGTCAATAGGAGAAGGCTATGGACCTGAAGGAGTTCGACTGGAAGGGGGCGGTGCGCTCCGTGGCGCCTGGGCTGGCGACGCTGCTGGGCGGGCCGCTGGCGGGGGGCGTGGCGAAAGTCCTGGCCGAGGCCCTGCTCGGGGGCTCGACTGGCTCGCAGGAGGGCGACGAGCGCGCCATCGCGGAGAAGCTGTCGGCCGGCATGACGCCCGAGGACCGGGTGGCCATCCTTCAAGCCGAGACAGAGCTGAAGAAGGAGATGATCAAGGCGGGACTGCGGGAGAGGGAGATCGCGCTGGAAGGGGAGAAGGCGTACATAGGCGACACCGCGCACGCCCGCCAGACACACGCGCATAACGATGGCGTGCTCCGGCTGGGCATCGGGATCAACCTGTTGTCCTACGCGGTCGTGGGAGCAGTGCTGTGGGGATGCTTCGCGCTGCTGGGAGGGACCAAGCTGACGATCGACCCGGCGCTGGCCGCTGCTATCGGGTCAGTCGTGGGCGGGTCGGTGCAGTGGGTGATGGCCAACGCCGCCCAGGCCAACGGCTTCTTCTTCGGGTCCAGTCCTGGCAGCCGTCAGATGGCCGTCGACCTGAGCAAGGCCGTCGGTGATGCGATTCACCCCGGGACGACGCGCCCGAAGTAGTGCAGGACGGTGGCGCCACCCGCCAGGATCGCCGTGCCCAGGTACGGCAGGTCCGGCGGGGTGAGCGCCCCGGTGTAGATGGCGACCACCTCGAACCAGCAGTGCTCGCGCTGCTCGAAGGCGTCCGCGTCGACGGACACCCAGAGCTTCGGCTCGTCGTAGCCGGCCCCGCCGCGCTGCACGCCGACGTGCAGGGCCTCGGCGCCCTTGGCGACGTGAATCATCGCTTTGTTCGACCGCTTCGGCAGGTCGTACTTCAGCACGATCTTGCTCATAGCCCGGCCTCCTTCAGCTCGTCGCGCGCCCGCGCCTCATCGCGCAGGCGGGTGAAGGTGCGGTCGCGCCGGCAGCGGTCGCACGCCCCGCCGTGGCGGCAGGAGTAGTCGAAGCGGCGGCTGTCGTTGTACTGCTTGCGGTGCTCCTTGCCGTACTGGATTGCACGTTCGAGACTCATGACTCACCTCGTAGTTCGCGCGCGATCATCTCGGGGATCGGCGCGTTGAGAATGGCCTGGGCTTGATGGATCAGGCCCAGGGCCTTGAACACCCGCGCCGACTCTTCCTGGCGCAGGCGGGCTTCAGCGTGGCCCACCGTGACGCACTGGCGCTCCATGTAGTCGGTGCGCTGGTGCGCCCGCTTGAGCTTGTCGGCGCAGGAGTCGACGGCCTGCATGGCGCGGCGGATCGCTCTCACAGCAGGAACTCCTCCTCGTCCTTGACCTCGACGCGCTGCTCGCCGTCATTCAGGCCCTCGACGCAGAACATGCCGCTCGGGGTCTCGAAGTAGTACAGCCGCTTGAAGCCCTGCGCGCGCAGCTTGTCGGACGCATCGGCCCGCTCCTGCTGGGTGAAGCACGCCTTCACACTGGCCCGTCCGGGGGTGTTCCAGTGGGGGTCTTGGCTCTTGTTCATGGTGTCCTCCTTGGACCGCTACGCCGGCACGCCGACGGGTTCGTTGACGCCGTAGAGCGCATCGCGCAGCTCACGGATGGCCTTCTCCTGCTCTTCGCGCATCACCGCGTTGACGACGCGGTGCGCGGCGGCGGTCACGCGCTCCTGGCGGGTCTTGTTGGCGGCCCACACTGCGATGGCCGCGTCGTCGGCGCGCTTGATCTCGTTCAGGTCTCTCATGGTCTACTCCTCGGTCTCACCGTTGATGTCGCGGCGCGCGTACCAGTAGCCGTCCGACCAGAGTCGGGACTGCGCGGTTTGCTCGCCGCCGTTGAAGTACGGGTTCTCTTCGTGGCTGAAGCCGGCACGGCCCGCCTTGAAGCCTTCGTTCCACTCGACAGCCTTCATGCTGTACGTCATCTCGCTTCTCCTTCCTCGATCGGGATGTCGAGGACTAGACGGTAGCCCTTCGACCGTCGGTTGGCGAGGAGGCTCAGCGCCTCGCCTTCGCTGATCTTGCGGGAGCCGCTGTGCTCCCATCGGACCTTGTCGCTTGCCAGCCGGTACGTGTCGCGGACGGAGCTGGTGCCGTCGACGATCACGATCTGCTTCTCGACCTCCATGCCGACGTGGACCACGCGCTCGTAGCGTTTCATCGCGCCTCCGCGTGGCAGAGGATCCAGAGGGCCGACTCGATCGACCACCCGCGATTGCGCAGGTAGCCGGCGGCGGTGCGGGTGCCCTTGCGCCCGAATTGGTCGCGCAGGTACAGGGCGGTGTCGATGTGCTGGATGGGGCGGCTCATCGCGCCACCTCGCGCTTGGCATGTTGCGCGTCGATGCGGTCACGTTGCTCGGGTGTCATCGCTTCCTCCTAGAAGCTGAAGTCGTGGTACTGGTCGCGCTCGCCGAGGCGGACGCTCTGGCTCTTGTCGACGAAGCCGTAGACCTCGCGCTCGCCGACGTACTTGGTGCCCATCTTCCGCCACTGGCCGCTGCGGTCTCGGCGGTAGGTCGTGCGGGGCGCCTCGGGGCGGGGCGTGAAGTCGTAGGACTGGCTCTCGCTCATCCCGTTGCCGTCCGTGCGGACCGCCTTGTCGTAGGAGGCGTCGAACTCGAACACCCTGCCGTTCTTCGTGCGGATGTCGTGGATCGTGCCGGCGTGGCGGTCGGTCCAGGACAGGAAGGTGATCCCCATGCCCAGCTCGGGCTCGGGCTGGCCGAGTGTCGCGCGGGACGTGAGGTGGTTGATCAGGCTGCCGGTTTCGCTTCCGAGTTTCATGCTGTCCTCCTAGATGTCTTCGTAGCGTTCGCGATCGTAGCGGTCTTCGTCACGATCGAGCTTGTCGTATCGGCGCTGGCGCGCCACGCGCTCCGACTCTTCGTCGGCGCGTTCGATGCGGTCGCGATCCTCGGCTGGGCCAAGATCGCGGGCGGTGGTTCCGTTCATGGTGTTCCTCCTCAGATGGCGACCCATGCGTCGTGGCGCTGTATGGCGCGCTTGAGCGCGGGATAGAGGCGCGTGTGGCGCTCGGTGATCTCGTTGCCGGTGGCGACGCTGGTGATCGTGGTGCGCTTGCTGCCGTCCGCGCGGCGCACGACCGTCGCGGTGTAGTAGCCGGTCGCGCCGACCTTGTGGCGGGCCGAGGGCACCGCCGCGATGGTGAACCGTTGCACGGTGTGCTCGGGCTTGTGCTCGGTGCTGATGTGGGTGGTGATGTAGGTGGTCACAGCGAACTCCTCAATCCGGTGTTCATGATGACTTCGCGGAACGGATCGAAGCGGGTCATGCTACCCAGGGGGATGACTTCGACCGCATCCAGACAGTAGCCCGAGTCTGCGTCGGGCGTCAAGACGTAGGGCTGGCGGATGTTGCAGCGGGCCATCAGCTCGCGCAGGAAGAACGGGGCGGCGGTCACAGCAGCTCCTCCGGTACGTCCACTTCGTCGCCCAGCCTTGAGGAGACGTAGCAGCGCATGGCTGCGATGAGGGGGGTGGGGCCATGTTGCGCGCAGAGAAGGCTGTCGCCTTCATCGTTGCGCTTCGCTGCGAGCCAGCACCCATTCATCAATCGGTCTGCGCAGATGAACTCCCGCTCGATGATCGGCCCGCCTTGCGCCCAGCTCTTGTCGGGCTCCCACTCTTGGTGGTCGCCGTGCTCATCGGTCGTGTACAGGGACTTGCCCACCGAGTAGATGTAGCTGGCGGCCCCTGGGGGGCTGTTCATCCAGCGGCCAAGCACCAGGGCCACGGCGTAGCGCAGCGCGGGGCCGCTCAGTTCACTCGTCTTGATCTTCATGCTGTCCTCCGTTGTTGTCCGAGCCTCTTGAGCCACTTCTTGCACCACGCCGCGCGGCGCGGGTGGTTGCCGTTCGCGTTGTACGAGCACCGCTCGATACAGCCGAGCAGGTCGCCATTCTGGCGCGCCAGTCGAAGCAGGTAGATCGTGTTATTCGACGCGCACCGCTTGGCCCCCAGCTTGGCGTTGAGGTTGACGATCCGATCGATCGACACCCTCGGGCCGGCGGGCTCGGGATTGAGGCGCGAGGCCGGCAGGGCAGACGCCCAGCGTGGCGTGCTCTTGCGCTCGCGCCAGTAGGTCAGGTGTTCTTGGGTGATGTTCATCACTCCTCCCACACAAAGCCGCTGCGGTTGATGGCGTCCATCCACGATGCGTCGCAGAGGCTGGCCTTGTCAAGCGAGTCGAAGTCGGCGCGGATCTGCGGGTGGAAGGCCGCGTTGCCGTCGAACGAATCGCAGGTGATGGATCCGATCGCGAGCCCGTGCAGCTCGGTGAGCAAGTCTTCGGTCTTCTCCGTGATGTCTTCCATCGCCGGGCTCGCGCGGAGTTCGTACTCGACGCGGTAGATGGTCTGGACGCTCATGACCCCTCCGAGATGTTCCTGGCACGCAGCAGCAGCACGTGCATGCGGTTGGCAAGATCCCGACGCTGGTCGGGGGTGAGGTGCGACCCGTCTCCGAACAGGCGCTTGTTGATGTCGCGCAGCGCCTCGAAGTCGGACGGGCTGAGCACGTGGCCTTCCTCGGGCTCGCCGAAGCGCATGCCCAGCTCCTCGATGATCGAGTCGCCCACGGCGGCGCTCTCAAGGATGTAGACGAAATTCAGGGCGTTGTTCCACCCGTGACGGAAGGCTTCGTTCTGGCTGTCGCCGTAGCCAATGACCGGCTCAGGGCCGCCTACGGCCTGAGAGAAGTGCGTGGCAGAGGTGTTCATCCCATCTCCTTCGTGTTGGGGGCGCGGCCAAGGAAGACGCTGTGGCACGAGCCGTCGCTGAACTTCGCATAGCCGGTAAGGAAACCGTCGCTGGTCTTGTCGACGGACAGAAGCTCCATCGTGCCGTAGCGGTCGTCATGCGCCACGCGCTTGAGGTGCGGGTAGCCGGGGAAAGTGTTGTCGCTCATGGCGATCTCCTAAGTGGACTCATCAGGCACCGCATCACGGTGCGACCCCCGAAGGGGTTTCGTCCTACCTCCCAAAGATGTAGTCGTCCTTGACGTGGCTGCCGGTTGCTGGCTCGGGCCGGTCGAGGCAGTAGCCCGTGTCCGGGTGGCTGGCCGATGCCGCGCCGTATTCCGGCCACTGCCAGTAGGGGCGCATCGCCTCTCTTGACTGGTACGTGCGGTGCAGGTGCTGCATTGGCACGATGGCTTCGCAGATGGGGCGCTCGGTGAAGTACGAGCGAGGCTTCATGGCGGCTCCTAGATGTTGCACTTCGGCTGGGGCGGGGTGCGCGTCTTGCGCCCCCGGTGATAGCTGCGCAGCACGTTCTCGGCCGAGACATAGCTGCCCTCCTTGTTGAGGATCCGCAGGATGTTCTCGCGGTCCGTGCCGATCGTGAGGCGGACCACGTCGACGGGGAAGGTCTCGTCGACCGACTGTTTCTGGGCCAGGGAGAACGCCTGGGCTTGCGTGGCGACGTGGGTCTGCTCGTCGCCGTCCACGAGGTAGACGATCATGGCAGCTCCCGCAGGATGTCGGAGAGGCGCGCCCCTCCGGTGGTGAGGAAGAACTCGGGATTGAAGTCGCCCCACGCTGCTGCGTTCGGGCCGACCAGATCGCCCCAGCCCTCGACGTAGACGGCGATCGCCTCCTGGCCGAGGGTGATGGCGATGAGGTTGAGCCGGCGCAGCGCATCGGCGACCCCGCAGTAGCAGCCGAGCACGGCCGAGACGGTCGGCTCGCTGTCGCTCTGCACGACGGCAGAGTCGAGGATCGCGAAGTGGGCCTTCAGGACTGCCAGGACCGGGCCGGGCTCCATCGTGAGGTTGGACCCCGGGATGGCCAGACCGACGTTGACGGCGATGACTTGCATGGCGAGCCTCCTAGCTCTGGATGTTGCACGCTTCGAGGAAGCGGGTGCGGTTGAAGTTGGGGTTGTCACGCTCGAACTCGATCGAGAGGGCTCGGGCGATCTTCTCGATGCCGAGCTGCTGCTGGGCGATGCGGAAGCTCTCGTCGGCGTTGGCCTTCTCGATGTCGGCGCGACCGGAGGAGATGGCCGCGCGGATCTCGCGGGCGATGACTTCGTAGTGACGGCGGGCGAATCTCATGATGCCTCCTCAGATGGTGATATCCACGTGTGAGGCTGTCTCGGCCGCCTCGTTCGCCGCCAGAGCGTGCTCATCGAACGCGCTCTGGTCACGGCCCCATAGCTTCGCCCGGGCCGTGCTTGAAGGGTATCGGGTATCCCGTGAACCAGCATCTCTGCCGTGCTTCAGTAGCCTGCGCTGGTTCCCCGCTGATCTGGGGCCGCTGCTACCTATCCGTGGGCCGACTCACACCGGGCTGCGGTGCTTGAGACGAAGCCTGGGCGCCGAATGGAGGGTCGTCAAGCCCCTGGCAACCATCTGTACCAAAAAAACAACGCCACAGCCGACGAACGGTCGGTCCATTCCACGATGTGAAACGCAGCGTTCCGTGTCGTGGGATGGCGTTTCACGATGTGAAATCCTCCAACCACCCAAGGGGGTGCGACACTGCCGTTGGGGAGTTCATTGGTACACCAGGAGGCAACGTGACGACGATCGCATTCGACGGGCGGTATCTGGCGGTGGACCGGGCCGCGTGCTCGGGCACCCTCTGGATCAAGGGGGTGAAGAAGCTGCACCGGGGCAAGATCCCGGGGCGCGGCTTCCGGGACTTCGTGGCCGCCTTCACGGGCGACTCGTTCTTCTGCCAGCGTGCGGCCGAGGCGCTGTTCGAGGGCGAGGCGTTCCCGGACTGCTCCGGCTACGGCTACTCCAGCGGCTCGGGGATCCTGGCGATCGTGGCGGAGGTCGGCACCGGCAAGTGCTGGGCCGTCAATCCGATGGGCGACTGGTTGCCCGTCAAGGCGCCGATCACGGCCGGCGCGGGCTCCGAGTTCGCCCTGGGAGCGATCGCCGCTGGGACGACGGCGTGGCGCGCCGTGAAGCTGGCCAACGTACACACCGACGCCTCGACCGGCGGCGTCGACTTCGTGAAGGTGAAGTGATGGCTGGGCAGAAGAAGACTCGCGAGAAAATCATGAAGGAGCACCTGGACGGCGGTGGCTCGCCGCCCCAGGCGGTGCCCTACCGCACCATGCCGCCCCTCGACATCACCGCTCACGAGGTGAAGAACCTCGATGCCGAGGAGGTGATGAACGCGATCATCGACGGGTACTCGCTGCGCGACATCGCCGCCAAGCTGGACGAGAACCACATCGCCGCCACCGGCAAGCCCCGCTCGCGCGCCGGCAAGCTCACCCGCACCCATGCCAGCGGCGTGCTGCGCTGGATGGAAGAGGACGAGACCCGCGTGCGAGCCTACGAGCTGGCCCGGGAGATGGCGGCCGAGGCCATGATGTCCGAGCTGCGCCAGCTCTCGGCCGAGCCGGTGCCGCTCACGATCTTCGGGCAGTACGACTCGGGCGCCGTGCAGGACAAGCGCACCCGGATCAACGCGCTCCAGTGGATCATCGCCAAGTTCAAGCCCCGCGCCTACGGCGAGAAGCTGGACCTCACCTCGGGCAACAAGCCCCTGCCCCAGATGTCCGAGGCGCAGGCTGATGCCCGGCTGGTCGCTCTGCTGGCCAAGCTCAAGGGCATCACCCCCGAGAAGAAGGAAGAGGGAGAACTGCCAGCCCCGCAGGGGGGCAAGGGTGAATAGCTACTACGAGCGGCACCGGGACGAGATTCTTGCGAAGAAGCGGGCCTACTACCTCGCCAATCGCGAGAAGAAGCTCGCGCAGGCGCGGGCTCGGTACGCCGCAAAGAGGGGCGAGATCCTGCCGCAGATGGCCTCCCGGTCACACTCCCACTACGAGCGAAACAAGGACGCACGGCTCGCCCAGATGAGCCGGTACCGGAGCGAGAACAGGGACAAGGTCTGCGCGTGGGCCGCGCGCTACCGCGCCGATCGCCACTCGTGCACTCCGCCGTGGGCGGACAAGGGCGTCATCTCGGCCGTGTACGCCGTCGCTGGGGCGTGGAGGAAAGCCGGGTGTGACGTGCACGTTGACCATGTGGTTCCGCTGCGTGGGCGGCTTGTCACTGGCCTCCACGTGCACGAGAACCTGACGATCGTTCCGGCCAAGGTGAACCTAGCCAAGGGCGCGCGCCATGACCCATGATCTCGGCAACCTCGACCTCAGCAGGCTGAGTGTGGAGGAGAAGATACAGCTCGTGCGCCTCCTGGAGCAGCAGTACGACGCCCAGAACTCGAACCGGATCAAGAGCTACTACCCCGACACCGGGCCGCTGCGCCGCGAGCTGTACCCGAAGCACATGGAGTTCTTCAAGGCCGGCGCGAGCTACCGTGAGCGGTGCTTCATGGCGGCCAACCGGATCGGCAAGACCGAGGGCGCGGGTGGCTACGAGACCGTGCAGCACCTGACCGGCGACTATCCGAAGTGGTGGCCCGGGCGGCGCTTCCCGCACGAGATCGAGGCTTGGGCGGCCGGCAAGACCAACGAGACGACCCGCGACATCGTGCAGTCGAAGCTCTTCGGGAAGGTGACGTACCGCGAGGGCAAGAAGACCTTCTCGGGCAGCGGGCTGGTGCCGCGCGAGGCGATCGGCGACATCACCTGGAAGCAGGGCGTGCAGGATCTGGCCGACACGGTGATGATCCGCCACATCTCGGGCTTCTGGTCCAAGCTCGGCCTGAAGAGCTACCAGCAGGGGCGCGGCGCGTTCGAGGGCACCGAGAAGCACGTGATCTGGCTCGACGAGGAGCCCCCGGTCGAGGTCTACGACGAGTGCAAGATCCGCACGGCAACGGTCGACGGGATCGTCTACATGACCTACACGCCGCTCGAAGGGGCCAGCGACACCGTGATGCTCTTCCTGCCGGGCGAGCTGCTTCAGCAGTTCTCCGAAGAGGCCAAGAAGGAGATGGAATGAAGGTGACCCTCACGCCCGCCGAGATGGTGATGGCGGCCAACGTCGGCGTGCTGCGGCACGTCTCGTCGCTCAAGGCTGGCCGGTCCGACCGACACGGCGCTGCGGCTGGCGGCTGGCAACTGCATATCGAGGGCGCGCTGGGCGAGCTGGCGTACTCGAAGGCTGTCGGCGTCTTCTGGCCGGGGTCGGTCAACTCCTTCAAGGGCGAGGACTCTGCCGGCGGCGTCCAGATCAGGACTCGCTCCAAGCCGGAGTACGAGCTGATCGTCCGCGACGACGACTCGGACGACGACCTGTTCGTGCTGGTGGTCGGGACTGCCCCGGAGTACAGGGTGGTCGGCTCCATTCGTGGGGCTGACGCCAAGCGCGCCGAGTGGCGCCGCGCCCACGGCGGCCGAGAGGCTGCGTACTTCGTCCCGCATGGAGAGCTAAATTGATGGGCGTCGCGGCCACCAAGCGTTGCCCGCGCTGCGGGGAGGTCAAGCTGGCGGGCGAGTTCCACCAGTACGCCTACACCACCGGCCAGGGGAAGCGTTCGGCGCGGCTGCACTCGTACTGCAAGGTGTGCGACAGGGAGACGAGAAACCGCAAGGCGAGCGCCGAAGCCAACCGCCAGTGGAGGCAAGATAATCCAGGGCGCGTCAAGGAACAGGCTCGTCGCTCCCGGGCGAAGCCGGAGGCCAAGGCAAACAAGGCGAAGTTGCAGCGGGTGAGAAAGGCCGCGCAGCGGGCCGCCACGCCATACAAGAGGTGCGAGATCATCAACACGATCTACGCCCTCGCGGTGGCATACAAGCAGTCAGGCGTCGACGTTCATGTCGACCACGTGCAGCCCCTGTCGAGGGGTGGGTTGCACGTGTGGTGGAACCTCTCGCTACTACCCGCGAGGGAAAACATGCGCAAAGGAAGCAAGGAACCCACCTGTGCCATGACGAGGAGTGCGACATGCCTGAAGTAGGCGAAGGTCGCTACCTCGTCATGGCCGGGTGGGACTAGTGACGACGTGCCCCACCTGTCCGAGAAGACCAAGCGCGAGCTTCTGGCGTCGACCCCCAAGCACCTGCGGTTGGCGCGCTCGCGCGGCCTCCCGGTGCTCGGCTCGGGTATGGTGTTTGGCCAAGTGCCCGAGGACGACATCACGATCGAGCCGATCCCGATCCCGGACCACTGGGTGCAGCTCGGGGCGATGGACTTCGGCTGGGACCACCCGTTCGCGGCGGCGCGCCTCGCGTGGGACCGCGACACCGACGTGATCTACGTGACCAAGGACTTCAGGCAGAGCGAGCTGGCGCCGGTCGGCGCGCGCGTGGCGCTCTCGGGTTGGGATCTCGACTGGCTGCCCTGGGCGTGGCCGCACGACGGCTTGCAGCACGACAAGGGCTCGGGCGAGGAGCTGGCCAACCAGTACCGCACCCACGGCTTCAGGATGATGGACGAGCGCGCCACCTTCCCGGATGGCGGCAACGGCGTCGAGGCGGGCGTCAGCGAGATGCTGGACCGCATGCTCACTGGCCGCTGGAAGGTGTTCTCGACCTGCCCGCTGTGGCTGGAGGAGTTCCGCCTCTACCACCGCAAGGATGGCCAGATCGTCAAGAAGCGCGACGACGTGCTCAGCGCGTCACGCTACGCCATGATGGCCCGGCGCTACGGCCGCACCCGGCCACGCGAGCGCACGGCGCGCCACAAGGCCGCCAACTGGCGCACCGCCTGACCGTTCGTCGGATGGTGAAAAAGGGAGTTGCGAGCTGTGATAGCCGCACTCGACAATTGCACCTATGCACTCACCATTCATCTCACCCTACCGGACGTGGGGCTCAACCATAGGGGACCAAATGTCCATCGTCACATGCTGCTTCATCGGCGGACCCATGCACGGCGCCCGTGTGCCGCGCTCCAACGTGCGCTGGGAGAACAATGACCGCGCCATCGCTGAGCCGTTCTTCGGTCAGCCGGTCGCGTACCGCACCCACGGCGGGGTGATCTTCACGCCCCACAACGACCCGATGATCATCCTGCTCTACGACGGGGAGGCGCGATGAGGCCCTTCATCGTCCGGCCAACGCGCTTCACGATACAGCGCGAAGACAAGTCGCTCTACGACGACTCGACCACGCACGTCGAGATCCGCGACGACGGAGCGGGCGAGTTCCTGGCGATCAAGCAAGACGGCGAGCACCTGGGCAAGGGCGAGGTCACGTTCGACTCCGACGAGATCCAAGTCCTGTTCGAGGCGATCGAGTCGGGCCGCAAGGGTCTGCGCGGGGAGCTGGAATGATCCCCGCGCTGTCGAGACTCGCCGCCAAGATCCCGATCTCGCACGTCGTGGTGTCGGTGACCGGGCTCGTTGGCCGGCTGGGCTACGATGACGCGCGCGGCTGGGCCGTGAGCAAGATGCGGCAGACCCTGGCCGACACGATCCTCAAGCGGCTCGCCGTGCGGAACGAGACCGGCAGCGACTACGTCTTGGAGGTGGTCGCCGCCCCGCCGGAGCAGATCATCGCCCTGGTCGAGGAGGCGTATGCAGAGGGCTACAAGGGGGGGCTGAGAGATGCTGGGAATCTGGGTTGACATCGCGCTGTGCGCCCTCGTGGGCGTGTCGCTGGTTGGCACTGGCGTGCCGCACTTGCGCCGCACTGGCGCGTTCCTGGTGGGCCTCAGCATCTTCGCTGGTGGCATCACCTCGGCCGTCATGCTGTGGGGTCCGAGGTGAGGTTCGTCGTGGACGGTCCCGATGACCGGGCCGTCTTCCAGATGGCCGACGAGGGCATGGGGTCTGAGGACATCGAAGCGGCGCGGCGCGAAGCGGAGCAGCTTGCGGCGGCCGGCGGAATGCGCGGACCCCTGCGCACGTTCGCAGTGATCAACGGGGGCAAGGTAGACGCCAAGGAGGCGGCATGAACGAGCAAGAGAAGGCCCAGGCGATCGAGGAGCTTAGTAGGCTGGGGCGGCAGGAGGCGGCCATCGTCCGCGAGATCAGGGCCAAGGAGCAGGCCCTGGCGGAGGCCCTGGCCGAGTTCCGTGTCGGGCAGCGGGTGATCGCCCTGAGGCTTCACGGGCCGGTCGAGTACGAGATCACCAAGGTCGGGCTGGGCTACCTCAACGAGGTGGCCTACCACGGCGCCAAGATCCTCAGGGACGGCCGAGTCGGGGCTCACTCTCGCCGCCTGTGGCGCGACGAGATCACCGCAAAGACGGTGGGGTCATGAGCCGCGCGATGCTGCTGGGCGTGCTGCGCATGCCCCTGCCCGAGTGCGAGTGCCTGAGCAGCCCGTTCTCGGCGGTCGCCCAGATCGTCGGCCGCGCTGGCGAGGCGGCGAACGTGATCGAGGAGCAGGACAAGGAGATCGAGAACCTGCGTGCGTCGCGCAACTCCGTCGTGCGCGACTCCGGCCGGGAGATCATCGACCGCAACAACAAGATCAACCTCCTGCTCGACGAGCTGGGCGTGGCGCGGCAGCGGTTGAGCGACCTGGGCTACAGCGTCTTCGCGATCGACTTGACCCTGAAGAGGTTCGGGCGATGAGCGCGATGGATCGCCGCGAGGCTTGGCTCATGCTGGCCGCTCTGATCGATGGCACCAAGGGCGAGGCGATGATCACGCGATGGGGCGAGGCCGATGGGCTGTGCATGGCGCTCGGGTGGATGCTCGACGACGGCGTAATCGGCATGACGCTGTTTTCCGGGATGATGGGCCAGATCGAGCGCGCCCTCGAAGAGCTGGCGGACCGATCCCCGGGCGGGATCGGCAATCCGGTGTGGCTCGAAGAGCCGGGCAACTGGGTCTCGGGCAAGCGCCTGAGCTACTGCCTGCGGTTCGCGGAGGAGACATGAATCACCGCTACGAGTACACCGTCATCCACGCGCCCTACCGACCCTTGGGCGTTCGGTGGATGGCCGAGGAGCGCCGCAGGTTCTCCGTCCCGACGCGCGTGGGCAAGAGCCTCTGCTTCACCGGGACGGAGATCACGGAGACCGTGCGCAGGGCCGAGGTGCCCTGGCGCTGGATGGCGGCCTTCCTGTGCCACCGCTGGTTCCTGAAGCGGCGCAAGGAGATCGACTACGTCCCCAAGACCACCACCCTGTACCGCCTGGAGGCGCCATGAGCAAGCTCTACCACCCCGCACCGACCCACCCCCACTTTCTCTACGAGCCGGCGAACGGCATGGAGTTCTTCGACAACATCGAGGAGCGCGACAAGGCCGCAGCGGACTGCATCGCCGAGTACCTCGACGGAGATGGCTGGGGCGAGGAGGTCGAGGGCATCTTCGTGGGCACCGTCACGGGCACGTCGCAGAAGTTCGACGTGCACAAGCGCCCCGATGATCTGGACGCGGAAGAGTGCGACGGTGAGGGCACCTACTGGGGTGAGTTCACCGAGATGTGCAACTACCGCATCGAGCCCGTGGCCAACCCCAAGGATGCCGAGATTGCGCGGCTGCGGTCGGATGTGGAGCGGTATCGGTGGCTGAGGGATCGTCACCGTGTCCTAGCCAGCATGAAGTGCGCCTCGGGGCTTGGGCTGGACCTTCGCCGGGTCTACGTGGACACCGCTGAGAAGTTGGACGCCGCCATCGACGCCGCGCTCGCGGGGCAGGGTGGGTGCCTGACCGTCGTGGAGATGAGGGTCAAGATGGACGACGCCAGCCTGCGCATGAAGATGCTGTTCGAGCGGGTGAAGGACGCACAGGCCCCGTCCCTCGTGGAGTTGACCGAACGGCTCAAGAACGTGCCCGAGGTGTCCGGCGCTGTGCGCCAACCCAAGGTGGACACCCCAAAATCCAAGGAGGCGCCGTGATCATCCCGTTCAGCAGGGCCAGGAGCCCAGGGATCGCCAGCGAACTCGAAGGGTGGGGGAGGCGGCGGCTCGAAGAGCTGGAGCGCATCAGGAAGGCCGATAGTGCCCCGCCCCCGTGGCTGGAGGAGGACGCAGCCGAGGCGAGGGCCGAAAGCCCTCAGGTGCGCAACGTCGTTTGGAGAGGGGGGAAGACATGACGGACGAGCCGACGCAAGCAGCGGTCGAGCGCGCAGCCAGGGAGATCGAGCGCCTATGGATGGAGCAGCAGCCAGAGGTATGGCTGTACGAGGTGGGCGGGGCGCGCTACTGCCACCTCTACCGCTACGACTACCTCTACACCACCGATGGCGGGGAGACCTTCGTGAAGGGCGTGCCACTGTACCGCCGGCTGCCCAAGAGCGAGGGCGGCATGAGCCCAAAGGTGAGCCTGCCGCCCCTGCACTGCGGGTTCGATGCGATCTCGGCAGAGCAGGCGGAGTGCCTTCGGCAGTGGGCCACGAGCGCCGTTCTTGCTGACCGAAGGGGGCGTGCCGGCCTGATCGAGCAGCAAGCCGCCGAGATTGAGCGGCTTAGAGGGGCGCTTGGTCAGGTCAAGGACTCGCTGAGCGGCGAGTATCACGACGACATGGGCGATTCTGTAGTGCATGCCTATTCCGTGGCTGTAGACGCCCTCGCGGAGCAGAGGGCTGGAGAGGCGCCATGAGCCATTGGCCGCTACCGCCCCTCGCCCCGCAGGGGGACCAGGACAGCAAGGGAAAGAAGGAGAAGGGAGAAGGCAAGATCCCCAGGGAGGTCGAGCGCCTGCCGTGGACCGAGGCGAGGCCGACCTGGATCGAGGAGGAGGGAAACCCTGACGTGAGTGAGGTCATCCACGTGCAGCAGGGGGAGTGGAAGGCGGGGGGGGATGTCGCGCTACCCGCCGAAGACTAGACGCTATCGTGCGCGCGACCTCAATAGGAGAAAGCTATGATCATGCTGCATGCCCTCTCGGTGGGGCCTATCAACGACCTGCGGGTCGAGTTCCGGCAGGAGGAGCTGGCGGAGGGCCTTTTGTCCCGCTCCGTGACCTTCCCCAGGCTGGCCGCCACGAGCGAGGTATCCGCCCTGCTGCGTGGGCTGGCTGACGCCGTGGACCGGATCGGGATCGACGCCGACCCGGCGCCCTCTTGCCCCCAGGTGACGCCATGAGCGGCTTCGTGGTGGGCGGGGACACGGCCTGGAAGGTGCGGTCCAAGGGCGACATCGGCGTGGCGTTCCACTGGGTCAACCAGGAGCCCAGCGTCGTGATCTACCCGCTGAACCGTGGCCTGCGCCTAGCTGGCGCCGTGCCCTACGTGATGCCGCTGTCGGCCGCTCACGAGCTGGTGGCCGAGGGCGGCGAGGAGGTCAATGCCCAGGCCCTGATCGAGAAAGCGGCCAAGGCTGCGGAGCTGCTGGGCGCTCCTGGCGATCGCTTCATCACCCACAGGATCGCCGACGCCCTGCTGGAGGCGCTGGACGACCTGTGCGACATGCCACCCGAGCCGCCGGCTGGGCAGGGCCGCCCGAAGGGGCAGGACTCGCTCATCCTGAAGGCGGATGGGCAGACCGTGTTCGAGACCACCCTGTAACCGAGGAGACGCCATGAGTGAAGCCATCGCCCCCAACACGCCCGAGCCCGCCTGGGTCGAGCGCCTGCTCGCCGAGCACGCCGAGCTGGGCCAGCGTGTCGACAAGCTGGGCAAGTTCATCGACGAGATCCCCAGCGACTCGCCGGCCTGGAAGACCGAGCGCGTCGCCCTGCTGGTGACCCAGTTCCACGCCATGCAGAGCCTGCACGGCATCCTGACCCTGCGCTTCATGGAGTACAAGCGCAACGGCGGGGAGCTTGTGGTATGAAGGCGATCCGATTCACCGACAAGCAGACGGGCTTGATGACTGTGATTGCCCTCGACAAGATCGTCTACTTCCAGGACCGGCTCGACGAGAACGCCTGCGCCATCCACCTCACCAACGGGGATGTTCTGGTCTTCAGCGGCTCGGCCCGCGAGTTGGTCAAGGGCATCGATGAGGCGACATGACCCTGCGCCTCGAACACCTAAGCGATCGTGTGCGCCGTGGTGAGCTGGTGACGCTGGGCGAGCTGCTCGAAGTCATCGACTACCAGGAGACGCTACAAGCTCAACTGCGCCGTCGGTGGCGCGACAACCCCCTCCTTGTTCGCCTGCGCCGCAGGTTCCGCGCGCTCTGGGATCGGTAGCTCCAACCACCCCTGCCTCTGGTACGGTGACGGGGTTCATCTACCAGAGGCGGCAGCATGGCGATCCAGCAGTCCCCGCGCGTGTCCGGGCGCAGCAAGCAGCTCGGCCTTCCCTCGTCCCTTGAGGAGGAGGCGCGCGCTGCTCAGGATCCCGATGAGATGGGCGATGTCGAGCGCAAGCACCTCTCGCGCCTCAAGGAGTGGTTCAACGAGGAGCGCAGCCGTCAGGCCGACAACCGGCAGCAGATGGCGATCGACGAGGACTTCTACGACGGGCTCCAGTGGACAGAGGAGGACGCCCAGGTAGTGCAGTCCCGTGGCCAAGCGCCCCTGGTCTACAACGAGGTCAAGATCACCTGCGACTGGGTGATCGGATCCGAGAAGCGCAACCGCACCGACTGGAAGGTCTTGCCCCGCACGGACGACGATGTCACCGATGCCGAGGTCAAGACCAAGGTCATGAAGTACATCTCGGACGCCAACCGCGTCCCCTACGTGCGCAGCGCGGCGTTCAAGGACGCCGTGGTCGCTGGCCTGGGCTGGCTGGAGGACTCGATCAGTCCCGACGCCACCAAGGACGTGCTCTACGCGGGCACCGAGTCCTGGCGCAACGTCTTGCAGGACTCGCTCGATCGATCGGTCGACAGTGAGGGCATGCGCTACGTGTTCCGCTGGCGCGACCTGGACCTGGACGTGGCGTGCGCCATGTTCCCGGACAAGAAGGCCCAGCTTCAGCGATCAGCCAAGGGCGAGGAGGAGCTGGCCGCCGAGGATGACGCAGCCCTGTGGTACTTGGGCTCTCGCCTCGACTCGCGTGAGGTGCGCAGCTTCCACCGCTCCGTGATGTCCGACGCGGTCAATGGCGCCTTCACCTCGCGTCAGCGCGTCCGCCTCTACGAGTGCTGGTACAGGGTGCCGGCCAAGGTCGAGGCCCTGGTCGGCGGCGGCTTCGATGGTGAGACGTTCGACCCGCAGAGCCGGGCTCACGTGGCCGCTGTCGAGGAGGGCCGCTCCTACGTGGTGCCGAGCACGACCATGATGGTGCGCTGCTCGTACTTCGTCGACGACTGCCTGCTCGAAGACCTGCCGAGCCCGTTCAAGCACAACAAGTTCCCCTTCACCCCGATCTACGCCTTCCGCCGCTCGCGTGATGGCCTGCCCTATGGGCTGGTGCGCAACATCCGCGACCCGCAGGAAGACCTGAACAAGCGCATGAGCAAGGCGCTGTTCCTGCTGTCGGTGAACCAAGTGATCACCGAGCAGGGCGCGTTCGACGACAAGGGCGAGTACACCCTGGCCGACATGGCTGAGGAGGTCTCGAAGCCCAACGGCGTGATCGTCATGAAGGACGGCTCGAAGAAGTTCGACATCCGTCGCGACTACATGGAGCTGCAAGGGCAGACCGAGCTGGTCACCATGAACCGGCAGTTCATCCAGTCCGGCTCGGGCGTGACCGATGAGCTGCTGGGCCGGCGCACCAATGCCACCTCGGGCGTGGCCATCGCGGCGCGCCAGGACCAGGGCTCGCTCACCACGAGCGGGATCTTCGACAACTTCCGGCTGGCGATGTCCATCTCGGGGCAGAAGCAGCTCAGCAACGCCGAGAAGTTCTACACCATGCCCAAGGTGATCCGCCTCGCGGACCCCAAGGGGCGCCAGTTCCAGTGGGTGAGGATCAACCAGCCCGAGCAGCAGCCCGATGGCAGCGTGCGCTTCCTGAACGACATCTCAGCATCGAGCGCGGACTTCGTGGTCGACGAGCAGGACTTCAAGGCGTCCATGCGTCAGGCCATGTTCGAGAGCCTGAACGAGATGATCACCAAGATCGCCCCGCTCAACCCGACGTTCGCCATCTCGATGCTGGACCTGCTGATCGACGTGGCCGACTTCCCGGGCAAAGAGGAGATGCTGGAGCGCGTTCGCATGCTGATCGCTGAGGCGCGCGGCGAGGGGCCGAAGAACCCTGAGGCCGAGGCTGCCGCTGCGGAGGCTGCCGAGCTGGAGAAGAGCGCAGCAGCGGCCAAGATCGCCAAGGACGAGGCGTCCGCCAACAAGGCCGATGCCGAGGCCGACCAGATCCGCATGGCCATCCCCCGCGATGCGGTGGCGATGGACCTGCAAAACGTCTCGCAGCAGCAGGCCGTGGAGGGCACGACCCCCATGCAGCCTGGAGAGCAGGCCCAGATGGCGCAGGCCGACCAGCACAAGCAGGTCGACTTGGCCGCTCAAGGCGTGCAGGCGCCACCCGCACCTATGTCCGCCCCTGGCGGTATGCCGGCCGCTGCCGGCGTGATGGATCCGACGGCCCCGGTTCCCCCGGGTGTTGCCGCCTCCTCGGCACCCTTGCCGGGCGCCGTCGGACCTGATCTGGCTGCTGTGCTGGCCCAGATCGCCCAGACCCAGCAGCAGCTCACCGACGTGGCCGCAGGCGTGGCCGCCGCCCTGGATGGCGTGGCCGGCGCGATGGAGCAGACCTCGCAGGCGGTGGCTGGGGTAGCCCAGACCGTTGACGCGGTGGCCGCTTCCGTCGACCAGACCACCGAGAGCGTGGCCAACACGGCGGCCGAGGTCACCAAGGCGGTCGCCAAGGTGGACCAGAGCACGTCCGACGTGGCCAAGGCGCTCGCCGACTCCAAGAAGCCGCAAGGCAAGACCATCGAGGTCACGGGCAAGGACGGCAAGCGGATGACCGCTGTGATCAAGCCGAACTAGCCCATGACCGCCTACGTCCTCTCAGCGAACACGAACGTCGACGCGCTGTCCCCCGCCCGCACGGGGGGTGACACGGTCGACACGAACGGCTTCAAGTTCACCATCGACCAGGACACCCGCTACGGTGTCGGCGGTGGCGCAGCCCTGTCGATGGGCTCGATGACCATCAACGCCTCGAAGGGCGGTGACATCGAGATCAACACGACCCAGGTGAGGCAGATCGCCTACACCGGGGGTAGTGGCAACGTCCCGGCCTATGGCACAGTGATCTCGCAGGGCGGGGTGAGCGGCAAGCTCATTCGCGTGCAGAGCGCCATCAACGCGACCCCCACTGCGCCAGCGGCGGCCATGCCTGCGACCGGCTTCATCACGGTCAAGCAGGTCACGGGCGGCGCCTTCGCGGCTGGAGCCCTGACCGGTATCTCGGCCAGCGCCACCGGGGCGGACGTGGCCGGCTTCATCGAGCTGGTCGGCGACGAGCTGGCCACGATCAACTGCAACCGGCTGGGCACCTTCCGCGTGCGGGGCGACTGGTTCGAGGTGGGATCCACCAGCGGATCGAGCGCCACGACCTACCAGCTCCCCACGAACGGCTCGGTCCAATACTACCCGGCGGTATGGGTCGAGACCGCGCCCGGCTCTGGGGTCTACGAGCCCTACCCGTGCGCTGGATCCCTCGTGGCCGCTGCCTCGACTGCGACCAACGCGGTGCAGGGCAAGGTGTGCTGGGCCTCGACCGCTGGCGTGCTGCGGTTCGGCTCGGACGGCACGAACACGGTGGGCTACGTCCCGGCTGCGGGCTGCAAGATCCGCATCCCCAACATCCTCACTGCGGTCTGCACCACGGCCGCGCGCGGCACGAACGCCCTGCCCAACGCCACGCTGGCCACGCGCTACGACTTCACCACCACGGGCGGTGGCGTGATCGACATCGACCGCGCCCTGCTCAACTGGTATCCGTCCATCTCGCAGGCGTACTCGGTGGTCATGACGGACGTGGGCATCTCGACCCAGCTCTCGCTATCCGAGGTGGCCCAGCCCATGACCCTGACTCGGGTGTGCGTGGGCCAGGAAGCGGCCAACGCCCAGTTCGGCCTGAGCATGTCGCTGTGCTTCGCGGGCGGGACGATCACCGACTGCAAGTGGACCTCGGCCACGCTCGCCGCCTCGGGCCGCTACGTGATGTCGCTCACCGACATCTCGGGCTTCACCTTCACCCGGACCTACTCCACCTCGCGCGTGGCGCGCGGCAACGCCACCACCGGCTCGGCAACCCTGACTCGGGTGGCCAACACCTCCTTCGTCGACTGCACGATCGGCTGCGGGCGCCATCTCCTGACCACTTGCACGAACGTGACCTACACCGGGACGATCTACCACGACACGCCGAGCGCGGCCACGGGCACCACGAACGGGATGCAGGTGTGGGATCTGGCGTCCAACTGCCTGAACATCACGATGAGCGGGCTGACCTTCGGTGGGCTCACGAACCAGCAGCCTTACAACGCGATCCTGAACATCGGCGCGGCGGGCTGCGCGAACATCAAGCTGCGCAACATCGGCACCTACGCCTCGAAGCTCAGCCTGGGCTCGGCCAACCAGACCGGCACCGTCCTGGTCCTGGCGGCCGGCGCCGCTGCGCAGACCGTCGAGGTCAAGCGGGTCTACGTGGCCAACACCCGGACCACCCTGTACTCGGGCGACAACAGCTCGAAGGGCGTCCTGCTGCGCGACCTGCATGGCGACTACGCCGACGCGCCAGTGACCCCGATGCTCAACGTGTCGCAGGCCGGGCTGGGCATGACCCACGCCATGACGGCGCAGACCGCGTGCTACGGCTCGCACTGGTTCGACTCGCACACCTCGACCACGGCTGGGCGCATCGGCGTGCTCATGAACGAGCCCACCACCGATACCGCCGCCCAGGTGGCGCTCACGGGTGGCGCGGCCTTCACTGCCGCTGGCCGCCTGTACATGCCCACGATCGGCATGACGGCCACCTTCACCATGCCCGAGTACCGGATCGGCCACGCCGGCTTCCAGAACTCGGCGCTCGTGATGGCGGGCGGCACGGCGGGCAACTACACCTACGCCTTCCAGATCGACAAGAACGACGGCGCCGGCTTCAGTGCATGGAGCGCGGAGCGCACGGCCGCCCAGCTCGGCACCGACCTGAACGCCCTGACGGGGATCGACGCGCTCAAGGGCTTCAAGCTCAAGCTGCGCATCACCACGGGTACGACCAACACGACGGCGATCACCTCGGTCTACGTGCTCACCACCAGCACGACCACGACCCAGGCGTACCAGTACGCGCTCGACACCGCGACGCTGACCCTCACCGGGCTCGTGGCTGGGTCCGACGTGGTGGTCCTGACGGCCGGCACCGAGACCGTGCTCGACTCGCGCGATGGCGGGGGCACGACCTACGCCTTCAACTACGAGGGCACTCCAACCGTGGACATCGCGGTCTACGCTGCCGGCTACATCCCGTACTTCATCCGGGGGCTCGCCCTCGGCACCAGCAACGCTTCCCTCCCGGTGGCCCAGGTGGCTGACCGGGCGTACCTCGTGTAGGAGACGACATGCCCAAGATCATCGACCCAGATGACCTGAACGTAGGCACCGAGATCACGTTCAACCTCCCGGCCCGCACCTTCACCCTGGTGGCGGCGGGCAACCTCGTGGCCAAGGATGGCGTCACGGGCAACGCGCTGTGGGCCAAGTTCGTCGACCTGTGGACGCTGTCGACCTACCAGCCCTACCCGTTCCCCATGAACATCCTGGACGCTCGCTCGGGCCAGTACATCTTCGGCCAGGATCCGGGCGGCACGTTCAACGGGTGGAAGCCGGCCGATGACACCACGCGCCAGATGATCCGAGACGCGGGCTGGTCCGAGTTCAGCGCAGTGGGCGTGCTCAATCGCCAGTACGTCGGCATCGTGGCGCTCGCCTCAGGCTTCCCTGGTGGCGCCCAGTTCTACTACCAGCGCGCGGCGGGCGGCGCGGCCGTCAACTTCACCTTCACCGACGCGCCCAATGAGGCGATCCAGGTCTTCGGTGACGCGAGCAACGGCAACTTCGACACCCGCACCTACTTCAAGCTCTTCTGCCGCGAGCCGAACTACACCTACGACGACGCAGTGCTGGGCGACGTGGGCGAGAGCGGGACCGGCGCGTACAAGGTCTCGCTGCCCGTCTCGGTGGGCTCGGACCTGAAGATCACCGCCAACGACGCGGCCATGAGCGGCGCGCCCTACAGCGGGATCACGGTCACCTACTACGGGACCGACCAGAACAAGACGATCGGCGGGGGCTCGTACCCGTTCCGCAAGATCATCCAGGCCAACGGCGGGACGCTGGAGCAGGTCTACACGAAGGTCCAGTACCTGCTGCGCCAGAACAGCGACATCGACGCGGGCGCCGGCTCGGTGACGGGCAAGACCGAGGGCCAGCTCTGCTACTTCGTGGGCGACACGCTCTACACCACGCAGGGCGTGTTCATCGAGGGCGTGCTGCCGGCGGACTTGAACCGCGTGGTCTTCCTCGACCAGAACAGCGTGCAGCGCACCTACCCCTACGCGGCGGCCGGTACGCTCAACTTCAACTCCTTCCTCACGGCGGGCGGCACGGGCTACTTCCGCATGTACTTCACGACTCTTCCGGGAGCATCCAACGACTACGGCGAGAGCGGCGCGGTGACGGTCAACGACAAGGACGGCAACCCGATCACGGGGGCCATCACTGGTGCGGCCATCTCCTTCTCGTTCGACTACGACGGCAACGTGCAGGGCGGGCGCACCGCCGGCACTGACGCGGCCGTGACCATCGTGGCGGGCAACGCCGGCAGTGCGAAGCCGGTGGTGGCCACGGGCACCATCTCGCGCTCGAAGGGCCTGTCCTTCACGCTGACCGCCGAGCAAGACCGGGGCTACCTCGCCTAAGGCGGGGTGAGGAGGCCACGTGGCGATCACCTTCGACGGCCCGAACAAGCGCATCATCCTGTCATCTGGGACGGTGGCGCTGTCGGTGCGCGATCTCTGGAGCCGATGGGTCGACTGGTCCCTGACCGGCGACAACTCCAAGTACCTGCCCGCGATGGCCCAGGTCGGCGGCAACCCGATCGACCCGGGCTCGGGCACCTCGATCCCGATCTACGCCTTCCTGCTCAATGGCTGGCGCGTGCGGCCCCAGGAGGCCAGCCACACGCTGAACGTGAGCGACGGCGTGCTCCTGGTCGACGGCGGCGGGGATCCGTTCATCAACACGGTGGGCAGCTTCATCGTGCGGATCAACTACCAGCAGCCAGTGCAGGCGATCACCGTGGCCACGGGTGGCGGTGGCAGCGCGCCCACGGCCGAGCAGAACGCGGCGGCGGCCTGGGCCTACCTGCTCGAAGGCGTCCCGGCTGAGCAAGCCATCGCGGTGATCCGCGCCGGCATCCTGGGCAAGACGACCGGGATCGGCACCCCGACCGAGCGGTATCGCAGCGCGGCCGACGACAAGGACCGCATCGTGGCCACCTTCGACGAGGCGGGCAACCGGATCTCCGTCGTGGCGGACGGGGCATAGCGTGTTCCGTGGCCAGCTCTTCGCGGGCAAGCTGTTCGCTGGGCGCCTGTTCGGCGTCGAGCAAGAGGTCACGCCCCAGCCCACCCTCGACCTGGAGTACCACGGCGGCGGCGGGGATCTGGTCGAGCGCGTGCTCGACAAGTGGCGCGTCATCGAGGAGGCCCGCGCGCGGCGATCCTCAAATAACGCGGCCCGTAAGTTTAACAAGCGGCCCGCAAGTAAAGCCTCACTTGATAAGCGGGTCACCGTCGAGATCGAGAGTCTTCGCGATTCGCGAATCGAGGATCGTACCCAATCAGGGAACGATCGTACCCAGGCTGGGAACGTCATCCAGCCGGTCTACCAGTTCGTGCCGCAGGCGAAAGAACCTGTGCGGGTTGCTCCAACTAAGTCTGCCCCTGCTACCTTGCAGGCTGCGGTCGACGATGGCCTCGAAGAGGTGATGGCCGTGCTGCTCGCTCTCGAAGAGGCGGGCGAGCTGTAACCCCAACCAAGGAGGAAACAATGGGACTGCGTGACGACGAGAAGGCTGGTCTATCGGACGAGGAGCTGGAAGCTCTGGACGATGTCGAGGAGGGCGGGCATGTTGATGCGAACGAGGGCGACGAGGGCGACGACGACGAAGGAGATGGCTCTCCGGGCGCTGTGGCTGCCGAGGGAGATGGCGCTCCTGCATCGGATGCGGGCGATGGCGCTGACCCCGGTGGCGAGGCGGCTGCGCCTGCCGGAGAAGACGGCGCTCCTGCGGGTGAAGCTGCGGGTGCTGGTGAGGCGGAGCCTGCAACGCTCCAGCCCCCTCCTGCCGCACTGATCACCGTCCCCGAGGTCGGCGACTACGAGGCCGAGCGCGGCACGCTGCTCGACGAGCGCAAGGATCTGCGCCAGAAGCACCGCGACGGCGACATCTCGACCGACGAGTACGAGGACCAGCTCGACACCCTGAACGACAAGATCGCCCTGCTGGACCGCCGCAAGGCCGACCACGACCACGCGATCGAGCAGAACGCCGCCGTGCAGCGCGCGCAGTACGCCTGGACGATCGAGCAGGTGAAGAAGGACTTCAAGGCCACCGACGGCGTCGACTACGACAAGAACCCGACCCTCATGGCCATGTGGGACCGCGAGGTGCGGACCCTGGCCGCCAAGGAGGAGTTCGCCAGCAAGCCTGCCGAATGGTTCCTGCGCGAGGGCCACAAGGCGGTCCTGGCCGAGGTCTCGAAGGTGGCCGAGTCGCTGGGCTTCGCCAAGGGCAAGGCGATCGAGCCCAAGCCCAAGGAGACGCCCAAGGAGAGCGTGAAGGAGGCCGTCAAGGCGCGCCTCCCCGACGTTCCCCTCAAGGGCGTGGGCAACCTGCCGCCGGCCTCGGCCGAGCCGGTGGGCACCGACGAGTTCTCGGACCTCGACAACCTGTCGGGCCTGGAGCTGGAGAAGGCCCTGGCCCGCATGCCGGAGGAGCGTCAGGCTAAGTACCTGCGCGGCTGATGAACCGATCGATCGTCATCGAGCTGAGAGTGGGGGAGACGGCGTCCATCGGCGACGCCGTGGTCACCCTCGAAGAGAAGAGTGGGCAGCGCGCACGTCTGAGGGTGGTAGCTCCCCCGGGCGTGCGCGTTGACCCGCCGACCCGGGCCGCCGGGAGCGAGATGGCGAAAGAAGGGGTGCTGCGGTAGGGTCAGCGCGACCCGTGGCAACACTGGGCTGGGACGACTCGGCCGGCTCGCGAGGGCTTAACAGCGCACCACCACAGGAGGAAAGATGGACACGTTCGTACAACCGAAGATCACCGGCTACCGTCAGCTCACCGGGGCGGAGGTGGCCCTCATGAACGAGGGCAAGGCCCTGGCCGAGCAGGTCGGCGCCTATGTCGAGAAGCTGCGCACCAGCTCGAACCCGTCGCTCGACCAGCGATGGATCAGCATCGGGGCGACCGACTTGCAGAAGGGCTTCATGGCCGTGATTCGCGGCATCGCGCAGCCCACCACGTTCTAACCGCTGGTCCCTGTTCCAATGGCAGGATGCCGGTCTCCAAAACCGTGCAGTCCAGGTTCGAGTCCTGGGGGACCAGCCACTTGCTCCAACCGATTCACGCTGTAGTAGGATCCTCTTCGTCCCTCGACAACGGGGGGTGACAACGGGCGCAAGAGTGCCTGATGATCGAACCCAATCTCATCAGGAGAACCACTCATGTCCAAGACCATCATCGGTCTCAATGACGCCAAGGCGGTCAAGCGTTACTCGGCCTTCCTGGCGGTCGACGTTGGCCGCAAGTCCTACTTCAACAAGAAGTTCATGGGCGTCGGTGTCGAAGCCCAGACCCCCATCCAGATGCTGCCCCAGCTCGAAAACGACGCTGGCGACCAGATCACCTACGACCTCGTCATGCAGCTCAAGATGCAGCCGGTCGAAGGCGACAACACGCTGGAGGGCAAGGAAGAAGACCTGAAGTTCTACACGGACAACGTGTACATCGATCAGGCTCGCGGCGGCGTCAACACTGGCGGTCGCATGACCCGCAAGCGCACCATCCATGACCTGCGCAAGATCGCTCGCGCCCGTCAGTCGGAGTGGTGGGCTCGCATCTTCGACGAGCTGTTCTTCCTGTACCTGTCGGGCGGCTTCCGCACGTCGGGCTCGGGCGCGGCCTCGTTCGCGAACCAGGACTACACCTACAGCTCCGGCTACGCGGGCTTCGCCAACAACGCCTTCTACGCCCCCGACAGCGAGCACTACATCGCTGCGGGCTCGGGCACCTTCGGCGCCATCACCTCGGGCGACAAGATGTCCCTGTCGCTGATCGACCGCGCCGTGGCGCGCGCCGAGACGATGGGCGGCGGCACGTCGGGCACCCCGATGATCGAGCCGGTGATGATCGACGGCGAGGAGCACTTCGTCCTCGTGATGCACCCGTGGCAGGAGTACGACGTTCGCACGAACGCGACGACCGGCCAGTGGCTCGACATCCAGAAGGCGGCTGCCGGCGCCGAGGGCCGCGCGAACCCGATCTTCAAGGGCTCGCTGGGCCTCTACAACAACGTCGTGCTGCACAAGCACCGCTCGGTCCTCCGTCGCACTGACGGCGGCGCCGGCTCGGTGGCGGTGGCGCGCTCGCTGTTCCTGGGGCGTCAGGCTGCTGTGGTGGCCTTCGGCTCGCCGGGCACCGGCCTGCGCTTCGACTGGCACGAGGAGTCGCGCGACAACGGCAATCAGGCGGTCATCACGACCAGCACGATCGCGGGCGTCAAGAAGACCCGCTTCAGCATCGATGGCGTCGAGAAGGACTTCGGTTCGATCGCGATCGACACCGCTGCGGCCAACCCGGGCTAAGGGATGACGGGCCGGAGTGATCCGGCCCCTCCCTCGAACCTCACCAGGAGATCAAGATGGCGAACATCAAGAGTGACTACGCGGCGGGCAAGCTCCCGTCGAAGATCGCGCAGGGCGGCGAAGTCGTGGCCCTGTACTACGAGATCAACCTCACGGCCGCGCCCGTGATCAACGACACGATCGAACTCGGTCCGCTGCCCGGCGGTCACGTTCCGGTCGACTACACGCTCGACTGCGACGACCTCGACAGCAACGGCACCCCCACGCTGGCCCTGTCGCTGGGCTTGCTCAACTCGGGCAAGACCGACCTGTCGACGGCTGCGGCCGACGGCGGCGCGGTGTGGGCCTCGGGCATCAATGACGCGCGCGCTGGCGGCTTCAGCCGCAACGCTGGCCGCGTGCTGAACGCCGTGCAGGCTGTCGAGACCGACCGCGCCATCGCGCTGAAGGTGACGACCGCTGCCGCGACGTTCGCGGCCGGCAAGGCGCGCCTGTGCGTGCTGGCTCGCGCGGTTCCGTAACCCGCACGATGCAACTCACGGGGGGCGGGCGACTGTGGTTGCTCGCCCCCCTTTTCTTTGACCAAGGAGGAGCTTCATGAAGATCATCTGCAACATCCCCGAGCTGGACAACGTCGTGACCATCGGCCAGAGCAAGTACCACTTCCGTCGTGGCCCCGGTGGCAAGCTCGTGTGCAACGTCGAGGACGAAGAGACCGTGGCGGCCATCCTGTCGCGCGGCCCGGAGTTCGAGCTGGCCGCTCCCGACGAAGAGCTGGCCGAGGACAAGCCCAGCGACGAGGACGAAGAGGCGCTGGAGGCCGCCGCCCTGGCGCGCGCCACGCTGGAGACCAAGACGCTCGAAGAGCTTCAGGCCCTCTACGTCGAGAAGTTCGGCCGCGCCTCGCACCCCGCCTCGAAGCACGAGACCCTGGTCGAGAAGCTGCTCGCCTAAGCGATGGCTCGCACCTTCCAGAACGTCGTCGACCGCGCGCGGATCCCGCTCAACGACGCCTCCAAGGTCCGCTACCCGGACCCGCAGCTCCTGGGC